TCTGAGCGACGAAATTGCCAAAGTCTTCTAACCCCAGCCGGCGTCGCAACATATTTGCTACGACCGACGGCAGATGATATGCCGAACTGCTGGCAAGATCAGTAGCCGCCCACTCAATGTCTTCGCTGACGCCCAGCTTGCGACATAAATTATGAAGCGTGCTAAACTGGATATCCAATTGATCTAACTCATACGTATCGAGATAGTCGAGCGAAACGGGGAGACTCGACACAAACGTCACTTCGGTGTCTGTTTTGAACGCGGAGGCAATTTTGTCGTGGAAACCTTTTCCGGTCAGAACGAGCGTGTGCGATATCTTGGCTGTCTGGCACAGATAACAGATGCAGCAGTAAGCAATGGCGTCGTACTGGTTGCCGTCACTCAGAAACAGTATCTCTTTTTTCATCCAAATAGCCCTCTCTAAGCAAAAAAGCTATACCAACAGCGACCGCGTCGGATTCGTCATCCGTCTCGTAGACTTGGTCGCCAACATACGGTCGCAAACATCGAGCCACATGTGGCTTGGTCGCGTTACCTTTGCCGGTGACGATGCGTTTGACTGTGGACGGGGCGAGTTCATACCAACCGGTATGTTTTACTTGCCAGAGCGCAACATCAGCAACACCACCGACACGAAGCAGACGATCCGTGTCCGCGATATGCGAGATGACCGCTTTCTCGCGGACAAAGACCGTTGCGTCTACGGGAGCCAGCAAATCAGTAAGCTGGTCGAAGAAGATAGCCAAGCCATGCCCCAGCACTTTCAACGTTCCGATGGGCAGGTTCAGCTTCTTGAGAATGGATACTTCGCGCTTGGTTGCGTCATAATGGAGCACAGCCAAACCGGAGCAATGATAGGAAAAGTCGCCGACCTACATGTTAAAATCCCCGTCGACGTGAGGAATGGGTTTTTCACGACGTCGTTTCTTAGCCATATTGCCACCTCAAATGCAATGCTTGAAGACGTATTCGCTCCAGGATTCAAGTTTGCCAGCACGATAGAGCTTCGCCAGTTCGTTCGACGTCATCCATTCGCCCGTCAGCTTCTCCGTCTCTTTAACTTGTACCGCATCGGCACCGTTGACTTCGATCAGATATACGATACCGAGATGCACCGAATTGACGGGGGAGGACTCGTCTAAGATGTAGCCTTCACGGCTGATGGTCATCATGTTGTCCGGCGTGACGCCGACTTCTTCTTCGAGCTCACGGAACAACGTCGCTGTGATGCTCTCACCAGGGGCCATGTGTCCTCCAGTGCCGATGGAATACTTGCCCGTGAGACGGGAGTCGCCGGCCAAACGGTGGGTCACAAACACGTCCAAACCGCAGGTCAGTACGGCATACACAATGGGCTGCTTGTAGCTCGGATCGTTTTCGACCTCCCAGCGGTACTTAGCTTCGCCCTTCTTTGTGCAAAAGTCGATCTCGTCATCGTAAAAGAAATTGGCGACATCCGGGTCGTGGGTGACCGTATCAGACGGGATGACCCAGACCACCTCGTCACCGTATTTGGCTTTGAGTTCTTCAGTTGTCATGTGCAACCTCCAATTTTCTCTTCTACTATACTCATATGGACATTTCAGAAAAATTGAGAGTGGTTCAAGAAATTTTTTTTCGACAAAAGTAGATGTGTGGCCATTGCACCAATGATATTGCCGAACGCAACGATGATAATGTGGCCAAGGTGGAACTGCCCGGCTGCGCAGAAGTAAAACATATCAGCAACGCAATGCTCGAATCCGCAGAGAATAAACGCGGGGATAGCGAGCAATATGCCAAGCGGCGATCCGTCTTGACGATACTTCCACACGGCAAAGTGAACGAGCACGCCACACAAAAGTCCAGACACATACGTTTGCACCGCAGATTGGGCCATCCGCGTTTGTACGATGGAGACAGTAGCTTCGATAATATGTGGCGAAGCTAACCGAATCAACACAGCGCACCCCGCTGCGCCGATATAATTGCCAACGAACATGATCAGCAAACTGCCAACGTAAGATACGTTCATCTCGTCGGCTAAATACCCCGCCTTACCCGTCACCAAGTTCATGCCACTACAGCAGATGGCGTACAGACCGACACAAAACAGAAATGCGCCCAGGAAATTATTGCCACACAAACAAGAAGAGCCCCCGCCGATGCCAATAAAGACACCAGCGGGGATAGAATAAAGGAACGTAGAACTGAAAGACTTTTTCATGCAACCTCCAACTCGACTATATGCCCGGTCACAATAGTTGCGGGGACATCGATGATGCGCTGATTTCGACTGCCGCAAAACGGCAACGTAATGTCACGTTCAGCAAGAATGAATGGACCGTCAACGAGAACGCTGCATAGATTAAGAACATACCTTGCGTCTTTCATGTTGGGCAGCTCTTCAAAATGATATCCAGTGTAAATCCACAGACTCTTTTCTGGGAACTTCGACACAAACCAGTCGGCGATCCTGGCAGTTGCGTCAGGCGAGTCGAATGGTTCACCTCCAGAAATAGTCAAACGACGGATATTCGGATCGGAGCAACGCTCTTCGAGTTGCTTCATAATTGCCGAGTCGAAAAGTTGCCCGCCATTCGGGTCCCATGTTGACGGATTATGGCAACCTTTGCAATGATGGCTACAGCCTTGGAGGAACAGAGTCACTCCAAAGCCGAGCCCATTGCACACTTCGCATGGATCGATACCAGCGACGCGAAAATGGTTATCCATTCGCATGTCGAACCCTCATTTCTACCTCTTGCTGTTTACCTTCATTGAATGCCGCCAAGTAATCTCCGGACAAGTAGCCCGTTACGCGACGCAGACGCTTGATGTCTTTGCTGCCACACATCGGGCAAGTATCGTTGATCTCGTCCGTGTATCCGCAATTCATACACATGTCGTTCGGGACGTTGATGGCAAAGTACGGGATATCATGATCCATTGCGTACAACACCAGTTGTTCCAGCGCGTCAATATTGTGTTTGACTGTGGAGCCAAGCTCGACGTATGTGATGCAACCAGCATTGGAGTAGCCAGTCAACTGGGATTCAATATCGATCTTCTTAAATGGATCGACTTTCTCCCAGACAGGAACGTGCATCGAGTTGGTGAAGTACTTCTTGTCGGACACGTTGGGAATTTCGCCATACTTGGCTTTGAATTTATTCATCGCCGTAAAACACAGGTTTTCTGAAGGCGTGAAGTACACCCCAAAATTCAACTTGTACTCATTCTTAAACTCTGCACACCGTGTCTTATAGAGTTGTTCGATCCGTTTTGCCAACTCCATGCCTTTGTCGGTCGTATGGTTACACCCGATCAGAATTTGTAACGCTTCAGCCAGACCGAGCTGCCCGATAGCCAATGTACCATGTCTCATTGCCGATTCAACAGTCTCGCCATCATAACCAGCCATAACGTTGTTTTCATACATGAACTTTGCACTGTCGGGAGACTGAGCGCAAATGTAATGATACCTCTCGATCAACATATCTTTGGCTTCGTGGATTTTTTGATCGAGTAACTTCATGAAACAGTCAACGATGGTTCCTTCGTCGTGAGCGGTGTCGACGCAACTCAGAATCTCTTCTTTCACTTCCATCGCCAACGTGGGCAAGATGATCGTAACGGGGCAGATATTGCCGCGCCCATCTTTAAGCTGGCCAAAACCGTTGATATCGAATCCATTGGACGTTCTACACATATTATCCACCGTCGCCGGTGGTACTGACTATATCATCCACAAATAATGTGGCCTTCCGCTTCGGGCGGGTGCCTATCTCCCGTCCTACTCCCGTACATTCATCCGGGATAGTCGATACACTTTTCAATCAGATGGTTTTGTCCTAAAGAATGAGTCGTCTTGGTACACTATATCCCATTGCCCCAGATATAGCCCCCGCGTTTGATGCAATACCCTAGTCGTAATGAATCGATGATGTTTTTCACCAAAGTGCGCCCTGCATGCTTCAACTGTATCGAAAAATAATACTTCGCCGGTGTCTACGTTTCTGCATTTTACAGATTTGGCACGTGGGTTTCGTGCTCCAAGTTTACTTTGGCTTATCTTTCTGGAAATTACTTCCATCTCATCATCTGTTTTGGATTGATACGTGTTGCCTCCACACTTCGATAACGCATCTGTTTCATTGTAACCATTAGCAACGCTGTCGTAAGCACGTATCCAGTATTGCTCTTTCATATTCAGCTCATCTTGAGTAGAAGCCGTATCAATGCACTCTATGCGAAACGCATTTCTGCCATACTTTCGTATTGCTCTCGCAAAATGGGTGTTCAATTTGCCATTCTACGCATCACAAAGGTGACGCTTAAAGCGGTCTTCTATGGGGCGAATAGATTGACCGATGTAAACTTTATCGTTTACGTTGTTCGTAATTTTGTACACAAACATAAGTTACCTCATCTGATTGACTTAGCACGGTCTCAACTCAAAGAGTCCTAACCGTTAGCCCACAATAAGTGGACACCTCCGGGCGGAGTTCAAAAGGTTTTACATGGGCTGTAGTGTTGCGCTTACCCATTGTACTGAACATTGTACGCTTATCGTTCGGGTCGTACCCAGCATTGCCAGACCAGTCTACATTGGCGTAGTTCGGATAAAGACGACGAGCTGTAGACTTGAGCGCTAAGCGGAACAAGTCATAGTTAGGATCTCCGGGCTTCTGGTTGACACCTTTCTGACATTGGAAGATACCGCAAGGGAAGATAGGAGTACGATGCAATTTACCGATGCCATCAACGGAAACGTCGAGCAAAGCCTTCGTAATCATGCGGCCTTCGGGCAACGTACAAGTGCCATAATTAATGGAAGTAAACGGGAGCTGACAACCGGAGCGCGATTGCAATGTATTTAAGTTGTGGTACATGCCTTCAACCGCTTGATGAATCTCTTTTTCGGTCATATCCATGGCATATTGCCATGCGCGGGGGGCCCAATACGTGTTGCGGTCATCGATGGGCGTTGCGGGGTTCGGATACGGGACATTATCTTCGGGCACATAAGTATCGTCGATATACTTCATACCGTCAACATAATGCTTGTAGAAACTCTTGCGGACGTAAGGGACCATCGTCCAGTCAAGATGTGTCGCGCTGACCCCTCCGAACTGTTGCAACGACTGCAACTGGAAGATAACGGCGACCAACTGGAATGCCGTGTTGACCGAGTTAGCGGGACGTACGTCAGTCTGGCGTGTGTTGAATCCGTTGGCAAGCAAGTCATCAAACGGAATACTGAGGCAGTTGTGGTCACCAATCGCGTAATGGTCGAGATCGTGGATGTATATCTCGTTGTTCAGATGATTGTTTCTGGACATCTCCGACATACATTCATCCAGCGCGTACTGCTTCATCACTTCACTGCTGACAGCACCAATACGTCCACCGAACGACTTTTCATCCACATTCGCATTCTGGTTCTCCACGTTATTGGCAAGCAGTTTTTCACGCACACGCCGCATCAACTCAGTCTTGCTATTACGAATTCGACTGCGGTCGTTTCTATATATAATGTACTCTTTGGCCGTAGGTTTCAGCGACGTCTTCATGAGCTTCAGTTCGACCATGTTCTGAATCTGCTCGACGTCCAAGATATCGCCGGGAGAGTTCTCAATTTCGTCGGCAATACGTTCAACCGTATCCGGTTCATCCTGACCAGCCCGTTTCATTGCGGGTGTGATGGCATCGATAATTTTCTTTCGGCTGAACGGCTCGATGCGACCGTCCCGCTTTCTGATACGGGTTACCATTTTACGTCACTCTCCATAAATATTCTTCTACCAACTGCTCGGCCAAGTTCATGTACTCCTCAATGCGAATCTCTGGATCTGCAATAGCTTTCCATATCGTGACCAGCAGCTCTCTGTACTGTCCAACGTCCTCCGGGGCAACGACCATCTCCAGGTTCTTTTCTTCCAAAGTCTGAAGGTACAGCACCGTCGACTCCACGTTCTCGTCCATCTCAAGACGCTCGGCATCCGGCAACTCGGGAATATCACAGTCGATCTCGGCACACAACATGCACAGATAGGTGACCGCGTCCCCGATCGTGTCGAGCACCGACTCATCTTTTACCATTTGCTCTCCCGACAGCAACGTCTTGAGCCGGGAGAGTTTGTCGGAGATGCGGATGACAAGCGCGACTTCGCCGAACTCCACATACGTGCGGTGAGCCGAATTACCATAGTCATTGTTCTTCGCTTCGTACACAGCAATGAGTTTTTCGATCAAATTACGTCTCGTCATCGTCTTCAACTCCTTCAAACTGCGGATACTCTTTGTAGAACATTTGTCTCAACGAGATGATATCTGTCTTGATGTCGTCTCTCTTGTACAGCGTCTTCACGAACGCGTAGAAGTAGTTCTCCATGGGCGTCGTCAGAATGCTGGGCTGGCGGAGGTAGCCCGTCTTCAGCACTGTGGTCGCCACAAACCGGAGCTTTTTCCATTCGTTATAGAAAGCCGTCTTTTGCTTGAGCATCCGCCCGTTAGCATCCCGGAAAACAACACCTTCGATCGAGTCCGTGTCGATGTTCTCGATGTCTTCTACCACGGCTTTGAAACCAGCCATCGTGTACGCTTTCGACGGCACGTACTTGCCTTTGATCGAGCAATTGAGCTGTGTCGCCAGCTCTGCCAACTCGTCATACGGCATAAATTCGGGATCGAGCGTATTAGTGACGGCGTCGAGCAACACGATATCGTCGTGATAATACGTGATGATGTGCGGATCGTTGACCGGGTCGATGACTTCAAAGAGTAACGTGACGTCGTGGTCGATGAGATAATCTTCCATACGTTGACGCTGCCAGTCGGGTATCTTGGCACGGAAGAGGTCGGCCATAGGGCCATCGGGAGACGACTTGGTCGTAGTGAACAACTGGCCGGTGGCGTGGTCATACGAGACCATGCCCAGGAAACCGTTGGACTTTATATATATATCAACCGGGAAGGCAATTTTGTGTTCCAAAGACACAATTTTTGTCTCTTCTCTCTCGCCAATGGCAAAGAATTTATCGTATCCACGGGCAACGATCTTGTTGTTGACCGTGTCGATGAACAGTCCTCTGGCTTTGGTCGTGAGGTCGTCCCACTTCTTATCGGAGAACGCTTTGCGAGTGAAATTGAACGACGAAATATGACCGAACTGCTTCTCCTGGATGAGCTTGGACTCGCGCATCTTGCCCACCAGATCGTGGATCAACACGTTTTCATCAGACGGGACGGTGTCGACCTGCGGCTGATCGGGGAGAGGGTTCTCAAAACGACCAATATTCAACTGAAACCCCGGATCGACAAGAGAGAATATAGGATCGTTATACCACAACGTTGCCGTACGAAGTTCACCACCGCGTTCAACGCCACCTTCAAGACAGACACTTGCGACACCCATTTGGGTACGCATTTCACCCGTTCCGTTGCGATGCCCAAATACTTGATAAGCGAACTCCGTCATGTTATCGAAGCTCTTGGCACACGTCTCAACGTCTTCGTACCGACCGACACCGTATATCATCTGGGAAGACGCAACGAAATCCAGACGACCGAGCAACGAGAAGTCAGAGAGACCAGCATGAGTGCAAAGAACATGGCGACCGTGGAACGTGTACCACGAACACTGGCGCATGCGCCGATACAACTCGCGTACATCCTTCTTCTGGGTACCGGCTCGCTCCAGCTGCGGACGGGTCTTATACTCGAACTCCTTCGACCGGGACACTTTATCGTTTGCCCACGCCCAGAGATGGCGCTCATGGTTGCCCTCCAGCAAGCAGACATTCGGCTTCTTATAAATGGAGAGCAAGAACTCGATGACCTTGGCCGAGTCGGGTCCACGGTCGCAATAGTCTCCGAGGAAGATGTAGCCGGTGTCGTCTTCGATACCATTCGGCAACGCTTCCATGAGTTTGTCATAGCACCCGTGGATGTCGCCGATGTGGACGATCCGCTTGTATGGCGACATGTCGAAGGGCGTGGTATACACCGTGTCTTCAAACTCTTCCGGCGCAACACGGGTGACGCCGGAGGGAATTGGCTGTGTCTCGAAACGGGAATACACACGTTCGATGTATTCATCCGGCACCCATTTGAGCGGTTCACGCAGTTTGTTCCGCCGCTTTGCTTCATCCATCGGAATACCGGTGAAGTCAACGCAGTAGATGCGGTAACGATACTGGTGAGCCAGGTCACGGTAGCGCGTCATCTCGGCCGTCTTGGAATTGCACGCGTCAATGACAGTGAAGTCGCCGCGCTCCATCCGGTTTTCAAGGATCTGGAACAGTGTCGCCCACACGGCTTTGTCGTTATTCTGGGGGATGGCAATGGATCCGTCCGGTTGCAATATCGGAGATGCGTACATCTTGCGCAATTCATCCGCGCTGATGGCGTAGTTCTGAAGCCCATGCTCTTTGATCCAAGTGGACTTGCCACATCCGGGAGCGCCACGAAGCAAAACAAGCGTTCTCATTTAAGCCTCCATCATATCAAGATCGACACGTTCTATGACAGCACGAAGTTCGAGACAGTGCAGATATTCGCCCATGGCGTGTTGCTGTTTGCGGAGCAACGACAACGGACAGTCATGGGGCGGCTCCAGCACCGGGTCGCCTATCATCGTCGCGGCTTCAATTTCATCACACAGCGCTTTCAGCTTTTCGTACCGGATCTTCGTCTGCGCGTATTCAGCGAAGAAACGGGTCTTGTAGTTTTCATTACTCATCAGAGGAGCAGTGTTCGCGAGAGTCATCATCATTTCAGTCACCTCTTAAATAAGTCGGTTTGCACATCGGAGAGACGTCATATTTTTCAACGGCTAAGTCGATCCCTTTACGGATTGTGTCAACGCCACGCGTTTCTATTGCTGTAAGCGCGTTCTTTATTGCTTCCTTGCGCGTATGGCCACGACCAAAGGAAAGTCCCGTCCGCTCTTCGACGACGTACCACCAATAGCTATCGCGCTCATACGCTTCATTACTCTTGTAAACGTAAAGCGTGAGTCCGAAGTTGTTCTTCACTCTGGTGCCCTGCCGGGGGTAGAAACCCATTGTGCCATTGTCATTGGCGAAAGCATAGAAACGATCCATACAAACGCTCACTTTCTGAAGTCGTCCGGATTCCATCCAAGTTGCTCACAGAAAAGCTCCATCAGTCGACGAATATCGGGATGCGCGGCTTTGGAGAGACGAAGCGGCAACACCAACTTCTTCCACTGTTCGATTGTGCCCGTGGCGACGACTTCGGTTTTCAGCATATTCGGGAGTACGCAACGGGCTTTCTGGGGGGAAGCGCCAGACGCGATGAGAGAGCAATACGCGTCTTCGGCGGCCTGGCAACTCGCCCGGATGAACTGTGTGTCGGACATCTCTTGCTCCGGCCACCACCACGGCTCGACGAATGTCAGCCCATCTTTGTAATTTATATATCTTGTGCTCTCCTGCGAAAAAGACAAACACCGATGACGCACCAGTTCATGGGAAACACCACGGTCACAGATGAAACGGGCGGTGATGATGTTGAGCTTGGGATCGGAAATCTGATCGCCATGATAAATGTGGCAATCTAGATTCTCTTCCACATCGACAGATTGCAAATGAATATCCTCAAATGCCGGGTGGCCATAGAATATATGGCGAATAATTGTGGGGTCTGGAAAGTGTTTTACCAACGAACGCCAAGCTCTAAGATTGCCGCCGCAAATGCGCATATAAGGATAAGAAGTAGATGTGCGGATATAATGCGGAAGACCGGTATCTACGGTGTATTGATGGAGAATATTAGCAAATGCGTCATATTCATACGCACCAAAGCTGACTAAAATATTACTATGTTCCAGCGGAGACTCATGACCACGTTTGATCAGCGCTTTGACCATCTTTTCTGCGGAGTCGTCCGAAATTTTGGACTCACTCTTGTAACAGCAGCGAGCCCCAATTTCGATCCGCTTGAACAAATCCGGCTCGGTGATGATCTCGACACTCGGCTTAATGAACTTCATTCGTCAGCGTCCTCCTCTTCGTCAATGTCATCGTCATATTCATCTTCATCATCGTCGATCGGCGGCACCATAGATGTGAAGTCGTCAGTGGATCGGATGAGACGCGCCAGAATGGTCTTCGGAGAGAACGCGCAGCCGATCAGTTTGCCATCATCCATGAGTATAAGCGACTTGATTGGACGCCGGTGTGTCGCATCCAGCCAGCGTCCGTCTCGCTTGGCCTCCTGGATCATCCGTTTGCCTTGGTTCGTGGTCGGTGTCAATATCATATACACTTTGTTTGCGCAAACGGAATGACCAAATCCGATGGCGCAAAAGTGAAGCTGTACGTGCATGGGTTAAGCCTCCTTCGCTGTGATGACTTCATCATGGTGAAGCACCACGACATATTCTTGCACCCAGAGTTCTTTGGTGCCGGGAATGGGAACGGATTTACCGTCGATGTAGGTGTATCTGGGTCGTTTATCGTATTTGCCGACGACGATGACATCGCCCGCATCCAGCGGCTGGGATTTGAACGTGTCTTTCTTTATCTTGATGGTGCCGGATTTGCCAGTCGCGGCGGAATAAAGCGACGCTTTCGGGGAATACTTCGTCTCCACCGCCATAACGACATATGTTTGCCGACAGTCGGGGAAGACGGAGATGGGGGAGCCGTAGTGGATTGACTCAAAAGAGAGCTGATCGTACGGAGAGATGGGTTCATCCGGGCAACTGCCTTCGAACTGTGTCAGAGCCGCAATGCGCTTGGTTCGTGTCGAGTCCACATACGTCTTCTTGTACTGCATGCCTTCGCCACACCTGAATTGCCGCCACACTTCCATCAGCTTTCCGTTGTGGCCAAACTCTCTGAAGTAGTCCATCTTGATGAGCACTTCGATATTGGTAGCATTGAAAGCCCGTCTGGTGTCGAGGTCCAGGAGGAGGTCGACGAAGGTGGGATAGAAGTTGTCCTTCATATTAAAGAGCTCTTCTGCCACAGCCATGGACAAATTGCGGATGGACGGGAGCGCGTCCGACACGGTGTTCTGGTCGGTGTCGTAAGAGAAGTAGCGGTTGTCCTGTCTGAAATGACACGGTGCGATGGTGATGTTGAAACCACGACGCATCTCATCTTTGATGAGAGCAACACGTTCTTTGTCGCCCTTCGCTGTGTAAGCGTCGAGGAGTGTGGTGTAATACTGGAGTGGGAAGTGGGCTTTGAGATACGCGCCGTAGATGGCATCGAGAGCAACTGCGACAGAATGTGAATTACTCGTCACGATGCCGTCGTTTGCAACAAAATTGTGATTCGGATCAGCCATCTGGACATCGTATACTATGTCGCGACCATCGTACTCAATCGATGCAATTCGCACAGCATCAATATAGTCATAATGAACACTATAAAGCCAATCGCCGGAACGTAAGTCATAAAGATGTTTCTCGCCGTTCGGGGTCGGGAATTTATGGTTCGATGTACATCGAATACTATGCCCATCGTCCAAAGTAACGACATATACTGGACGATACCCGGCATGTCTCACGCTGACGATATTGTTCTCGACTAAGTGCATAGATTCGTCCATGGAACGAACGGGGTCCCAGTCGGAACGTCCTTGCAACTCGTCTAAATAATAATCATCAACGCGCCGTACACCAATCATCGTGTCGGCGGTCACGCACGCATTGAACGAATAGCTTGACGAATTATAAAGAATCTGCCACACCATCTCGGCGTTCTCTTTCGCTTTTGCATCCGACTTCTCACCGTGTTCTTTCTGATACGCAATGAAGCCGGGGATAAAGCGTTCGTGTGCAGCTTCGATGACCTTGACTTTTTTCTTCGAGATGGCTTTGATGATCGGATACGTCTCTTCAAGCGGAAAACCGGCGGCTCCGAGGCACTTCATGACGTCTTCTTGATACAACAGCCACGACGATCCAGACGAATCGTTGTGCAGCTGATCATCGAAAGCCGGGACGCCGTAAGAAAACTTCTCGCGGGCGAGGAACTTGTTCACCATGGACTTGAAACCGGGTCGAATAGCGGCGACAAAAGCCGACATATCTTGGAGCGACCGGGGTTTGTATTGCATCAGCTTCTCAATGGTCTTCGCGCCCTGGCACTGGTTGACACCCATGGTCAAACCCTTCGCGAACACGTCCCACGTCTTGGGGTCATTCTTCGTCCGCTCGATAACTTCTTCGGCAGAAAGATAGCGAAGGCCAGCTTTGGCCGAAGCGGCGGCATTGATAGCGACAACCGTCACGACGAGCTCGTCATTTTTAACATATCCGAACGCATCCGCCGTGTATCCATCGATCACAGTGCAATATGCGACGTCTTTCTTGGTCTTCGCCGCGACACGGATGATGCCGATCTCGGCTTCAATGTCGCCATCGTAGAGCAAAAATCCACACGGAGCTTGGGACTTCGACACGACAATACCACGGTACGGCTCAGACTCGACGACGTACTTCATATATTGCTCATCGACGTAGTCTTCAATGAAGATGGACTCTTTTTCATCTTCGTCGTCCGCATTCTGGAGCGCTCTTTCATACTGTTCGATCTGCTTGGAGACAACAGCTTGCACGTCCATCGGCAAATTCTTCGCTCTGGCGTACATTCTGAACGCGGATTTGGGTTTCTGAGTGCCATAAGCGATCATCGGGGCGACATGACCTTTGCCCATCAACTGTTCTTGTGCGGCGGCAAATATCTTCTGATCGGATACATTGCTATCTATATCGGGAAGGCTAGTTTTCAGCCGTTCGGGAGTCATGAATCGACCGGGGTACAGCGTGACGGGCAACTCGAAACGATCCAGTCCCGTCATGCCGAGCAATTTATTCGAGAAAAACGAACCAGCAGAGCCACGACCGGAGTTTGTGTACGTTCCGCCCATTTTCTGACCGAGCGCAATGATATCCGAGTTAAGCAAGAAGTACACCGCTTGCCCTTCTTCGATAACTGGTCCGCACTCCTGCGCCCACATGTCATTCCAGCGCCGTTCGGCTTCTTCTTTCGGCAAATTGGTGCTGTACTTCTTGAACGCTTCACGGATCCGTCGCTCATACTCCACCGCGCACTGCTCACGATCCATGCCACGGTATGTTTTCGGCAACTTTCGCTCCCGGCTGAACACCAAGTCATCAAACGTAAGCGCAACATCCGTATTAGCGATGGCTTCGGCAATCTCGGACGCATTCAGAACGCCCTGTGTCTGAAAACGGACAACGACCGTCTTCTCGTCCGGGTAGTCTTCGTACACGTTGTCGTCAAACTCGAAGTCTTCATCCAGTTTCTTTGCCCCGGACTCTTCTCTGAGTATCTGTCGCTCCATCCGTTGCTCCGGATAAATGTAATGGCTGTCCAGACCAACGATGAGCGGCACATTGTACTTGTAATGAAGCTCCAGTACGTGTCGATTGACCTCTCTTTGCCACGTCGTGTTGTGTGCTTGTACTTCGAGATACAACGACTCACCAAAATGAGAAAACATCTCAGCAAAGAGCGCGTCCATGGTGTCTTCGCCATCGTAATGCCACTTGACATCGCCACTCTCACGATTCGGTTTGCCCCAGAAAGCGACACAAGCTGTAGTGATGAAGACATCTGACGGATGTAGAGTCCGCAGAAGCTCCATGTCCACGCGGGGCTTGCCGTAAAACCCGGTTTTGTTCGCTTCGGCCAGCATCTTGTTGATCTGGCGGCGTCCAGCTTCGTTTCGAGCCAATATCAAGATGTGGGCGTTGGTGTCATCCGTCTCGTGTCGATCCTTCACCCAGTACGCTTCGACACCAAACACGAATTTCAATCCATATTGCTCACACATCTCCCAACAGCGGAGATAATTGCCCTGATAACCATGCTCAACAGACGTGACAACTCTCTGACCCAGCTCGACAGCGCGTTTGCAGTAGTCTTCATACGAGACGTGGCTGTCCTTGAACGACGCAAACACATTAGAATAGTACTTATGGCTGTGCAGGTTCTGCATTATAACTCCTTTATCGAATCCAAATGGGGCAATGAGCGCATTGTGAGCGCACATCGCAGAGGAAACGGCAATGAAAGTCGTCTTGATGGTAATTGTAGTCCATGTCCATACAGATAGCGTCCACCGTCGACACCGCCCAGACTTCGGTTGCCTTCATCTGCTCCATGGTGAACTCTTCTTTGATCAATTCACCCGTTTTGAGCATGTTGAAAGCCAATGTTTTGGGGTATTCGCCGTATTGGTCTTTGACATGAGCCGCGTAGATGTACAACTGGTTACGGAAGCGGTCGATGTCTTTCTTCATCGACGCTGTGGACTTGGTTTTATGGTCGACGACCATCAATGACCCGTCTTCCTGGCTTCTCAATACCAAGTCAGCAATGCCATCGAACTCATACGGTCCAATGGGTACCGTGAAACGGCGTTCGGACGAGACAATGTCATAGCCGGGGAAGCCGTTGAACGACGCGAAGTAATTCGAGCACATAACACGGGCTTTTTCACGATAGTTCTTCATGAACGGGGGAAACTCATGCTCAATGGCCGTGTCGTAACCGGCTTCCCACTCCATTTGCAACTGTTCGGGCTTCAATTCGCCCTTTGCCCATTTATCGAGCAATGAGTGAGCGAAGGTACCGTAATCCGAGAACGCGTTGCCAGATCCATGGCGATGGTCTTCGGCCAGATAGGTGAGATAGTAAGCGTAGGGACAAGCGAGGTATGTCTCCTACTTGGAGAACGACCAGGACATACACATTCCTCCTTAATACGAGTCGAGGTTGAGATAAATGAGATATACGAGCAATCCAATGATGCAACACAAGAGAAAATTGGTCGTGATCATTTCTTGTTCCTCCATGCGCAGTACGATACATACGCTTTGTTCGTGTTGCTCTCATCCAATCGTGCCAGCAGATGCATTGACAACTCAAGTTGTTTCATAACGTCTTTATCGATGACGTATTGACGAACTTCCCACCGGACGACGTTCGTCTCGATGAGAAATGAGAGCACGGTGCGCTTGACCGGGTTCGATCCAGCGACTACATAACCGATGCGCTTGGCGTATTTACCCGGACGACCTTTCTTGTCTGATCGGAATTCGAGCAACAGCCGACGCAACGCGGCGGTGAATTGGGTCTGGTCTACTGGAACGTTGCGCTTATCTTTTGCCAGATCGTGTCGAAATTGAGCATCCATGGTACCCTCCTCACTTTGTTGCGGCAATAAAAAGCAATCCGACGATGAGAGCCAGGAACCCAAATCCGATCATGATCCACACCGGAATCAAAATAAGCCACCAGCTCCAGTTGATGACACCGATCAACTTTAGGATAATGAAGACGATCTGGACGACGCCGAGTGTACCGACGCCACCGGTTGTCGTCTGTTGTTGCTGTTTGCTCATATGAAAATTCCTCCTTTATGCGGCTTTATCTTGAAGCCATGCTTCCCATTTTGCAATGATGGCGTCTTGCTCCGCCGTCGTGTCGTAATTGTATCGCTGTTTGCGCTGGACAACTTTGCCATCCACCACTTCAAGCGTCACCAGCGAGTGTTCGGGAGACTCTTTACGGCGCATGAAGACGATATCGCAGCGGCCTTCGATGACCCGGTCGATATACGACGCGACGCAATTGTTTTGCTGGACAGCTTCGTCTTTGATGTCTTGCGGTGTCTTGGGGTAGATGAACGTGTAGCCGTCGATATTGCGCTCCATCTGGGGCTTGACGCGACGGGCAAACAATTCATCGTTGAATTCGCGTCTCATTCGGTCGTAATTGCGCTGGACAATATCGTGTGTCGTCTTCAGATAGCGGGGAAATTTGTCGTACTTCGGAGAAATAGCAGAACTCATCCGAATCGTGTCGCGCAACGTGATCAATATTTCCACCGGACGCATTGCTTCAAAAGTTGCAATGCGGTCGACGTAGAGGAAAAGCGACTTTGGTTGGTATTTATACGTCGATACGAAGTCATGTAAAAGATAACCAGAATTCTCTGCGATGCTTCTTAAAACCTCTGGAGTCAATGTAGTATACTCGGTTTTGAACAGGACATTGTACATGTCCGGGTTGCCCTTATACCTTTTTACGAGCTCGTCAGACAGCGTCAAATCATGCTCACGACAGAGTTTGAGAAGTCCGGTTGGGACGTCGTTAAACGGCGTCTTGAAATACCCCATACTCGATATGCGCTTGACACCAGCCGTAAAGAATGGCTCCAGATAGATAAAGTAACGAGCTTTGTCGAGCAATGTGCCGATATTCGAGTAAGATTCGCCATAATAGCTTTGTACGGCACGCAAAAAGTAGCCATAGCCAGGTTGGTCACACGACTGGATGATCTCACCGACGGAATGGTTGCGCAATTGGGAAGAAATATTCTTCACCGGTTTGCCACTGAACCCGTAGGCTTGCTTGGTTGCGAAGTCGTACTTGCATTGCTTGCCGTCCACATCAAATACCAGAAAAGAATGGTCCTTGAATACCCGCATATTGCCCTCCTAAATAAATGGATACCTGCGGTCACTCCAGATCTACTCTTCACGTGCCAATTCTATAGCCCACGCCTTTATCGCGCAGCATCAACGACGACTCACCGGAGTGTAGAGTCCAATTTTTTACCGCAGGTAATGGTACCGCCGGCGGGAGTCGAACCCGTAACCGCTGGGTTTGGGCCAGCTCCATATGCCAATTCTGGTACGGCGGCGAATGGTGGACGCACTTGGCTTCGAACCAAGACCTTCACGGTTATGAGCCGTGCGCTCTGACCAGTTGAACTATGCGTCCAGAAGTGATAGAATAAAATAGACCGGCAAGTGAATTGCTTCATCTCAATAAAAGGGAGGTGAAACAGGTAGGGTGTAGTCCAACATCGGGCTTTTGTTTGTGATCAAAGTGCTTTGGAAGCTGTATGTCCGGCTCTCAACACTTGACGAAAAGCCAACGGCTGGGCAATATATCATCCATGACATCGTAGACTAGATGATAGATGGGCTCTTTCTGATCCTGGAATAAAGAGTTGGGGTGCGAAACTTGCCGGTCATTGGTCTTCACGGAGAGATTCGAACTCTCACTGACAGCAGCTTAAATGCCGTGCCTACTGCCAATTGGGCTACGTGAAGATGGAGTGGCCAGCCGGAGAGGAGATGGTCCCGGCCAGCCGATAAAATACCCCAAGCCAAGGGGTGGCAGAGCGTGCTGGAATCGAACCAGCGAATGAGGGAGTCAAAGTCCCTTGCCTTACCGCTTGGCTAACGCTCTATATGTATCGGCAATTTTTTGAATTATTGCCGATAAGTATGCATCAATACACAAATGCAGTTAAGAAACAGTTCCAGGTTAAGAACACTATCCAGATGACGTCGAGTGGTCGGCTCCGTTCGCGCATTGCTTTACCAATTTCCCAGACGATGAGCAACGCGAGAAAGCAGATGAGCCAGAATTTCAGTGTCGTCATTTAATAACCTCGAAGATGCAATTCCACAGATGCGCCACCGTCCAACCGAGAAAGGAGAAAGCCCACATAACCCAGAACCCAGGATGTTCTTTCTTCGCCCAATAGTAACTATTTGCGATCCAAAAAACCAGCATGACAACCCAGAAAATCAAGAGATACATTCATTCACCCCCTCGTACCCCGCCATTCCGTCGAACCACTCATTCATCTCGTCCATCAATTCGGGATAATGGTCTTCGACGTACTTGAGATAGAGATTCAGGTTTTCGACACGGGCTTTGAGATGCTCGTACTCGCTCACGTCAATATCTGAAAACGTAAGCTCGGACATGTTCGTCAGTTCATCGGCGAGTCGGTTGAAGAAGTTGGTCGACACGTCATCGTAAGTCTCGAATCCGGTGAGCAACATCTTCTTGGTGAGTTCGGACATTGCCGCGATGAACTTATGCTTGTCTTTTCTCGACACACGGCAACGGATGAAGACGAACGGCGTGCCATCCATTACCCATTCTTCATAGAAGCGGGGCGTGATGCCATGCTCGACGAAGATCTGGTCACCTTTGTATTCCGGGACATCGAAATACAGGAACTGTGTCGAAAATGGTGATCGGGAATAGAGCTCCATGTAGTTTGCCATAGTCAATTCCTTCCTATTATAATAGAGTTGGTGTCACCCCGTGGTAACGATCCACGCTCTGCGAATTTATAGTCCGCCGCTTTCACCGTGTAAGCTAGGGTGGCAGAGTCGGGGTGGTGAGAGTCGAACTCACGACGCCGTGGATTCACGTACGTTGCCGCCGCGCTACACCCCGCCGGTGCGGTTTGCCAACGATATCTGTTGCGCACCAGATATCAAGGCCATTCAGCAAAGTCTATCGGAGCGACACCGCCAGCCCCGCTTGTATCTGTAAATGACTTTGCTTACTTCGTGGAGTCCAGTTGGAGTCGAACCAACAAATTAGCGCTGTTTGATGCGCCCGCACTGCCCATTGTGCTATGGACTCAAGTTTCAATTGACTAACAGTGCTTACCCATGCTATGATGCCAACAGGTCAACCCTTAGTCGTGTAACCAGCCATTCTTTCCCCTCCTAACAAAGGAAAGGATCAAGGAAACATGAATAAGTATTTGGCTGACGAAAGATTGGCGTCGTAGATTGGCGTCGTGCTGGGCTTTATGGGCTTCTTCTTCTGGTGGGCTGGTGCCGCAGGAACATTGATGGCATGGCTCACTTGGAAGAAGAATCCATCTGTCTACAATGGCTTCGTGCTTGCGTAGAATTTGAATGGGTCGTACCGCCCAGCCGCCGCGCTCGTTGCGCTCGTCGTTGTATACGTTGAGTTCCTGGGCACATGCTCGACACATGAGCAAACACTGCGTGTCAATTGAGTAGGGGAAATCGGGGAGCTTCGAGCTTCCCCGTTTCTTTCTTAGAACATCTGCTTGGCAATTGACTGATAAACGCCATATTCCGGTAAAGAGTCGGCACGGACAAGGGGTTTGGTCAACCCCGTCTTGTCCCACGAATACGTATACTGATCGCCGACATCTTTCTGGTACACTCTGCGCGAATCTCCACAGTAACAACATTCAATAAACGTGTTATTACCGCTATATCTGGTCTTCGTCACACGCAGGTCGGGGCGTTCTACAATGATCACATTGGATGCCAAGTTGGTAAGATACTTTGTGCCAGCAACATCATCGTTTGTGATGGTTGCGTCTTGTTTGATCTTGCGGGGGTGTGCAACAACGATGACGTGGGCACTGTATCTCATCGCAAAGCGTTTGAGTTCCGCCATAAACTTCGCTTGTGCCCGATATTCATCTTCTATTGCATCAATAAGAGCAGTCATCATATTGTCGACAATGAACAGCTTGGCTCCTTTTCGCTTGGCCATTGACTTAAACACAGATAGGATCGAATCCGCAATAGATTCAGAGACATCAGCAGACGAATCAAAGAGATAGAGTTTGCCATGCATCCATTCGAAGATACGCTGGCGAACGGGCATCGGAACAACGGGTATCTGGCTTCCAGTCAAGTTGTCTTGTTGAAGTGTCAACCAGTCTGAGCCAGCCGCCTGGAGTAAAAGCCAGCGTTGGAATAGATCGGGGCTCAGTTCACCAGAATACGCAACACATGTATACCCCTGCTCGATCGCATTGAGCATCAAAGTACCACATAACGTACTTTTTCCGTGGCCGGGAGCTCCCGAAAACAGCGACACAGCTCCTTCTTCGAGCCCGTTGATGGCTTTTTCGAGCTTCGGAATGCCAGTTTTAATGCGGGGAATGGTTGTTGGATCGACATATTGGATTTCCGTGACATCAATGACACCTTGAATTGGTACTTCTGAATTATTCTTCCAGCATTTAACCAATTCTTCCGCTCCGTACTGGATCAGAATATCGTTCGCGTCTTTGCACCCATTCGGATACTCTTCAACGACCCAGCAACGCTCTTCTCCAAGACGGGTTGCAAGTGTCTTGATCATCTTCCGCCCCGGCGGATCATTATCTCCGAAGAGAATGATCTTGTCGAATTGCCCGAGCCAGTCATAACAACTTTCCAACCACTGAAAATTCTCGCAACCAGCAGGGACAGAGACAACATTGCGAATTCCAGCTTCATAAAGAGACAGGCAGTCAACTTGTCCTTCGCAAATGCAGAGCGGCTCACCCGGTTTACACAGATCCATTCCGAACAATACCGGCGCGGCTCCCGCTTCAGCCCACTCTTTCCGCTTACCGGGATTGGCAACCGGAGCTCGATACTTCGCGTACACCAGCTCGCCTTCAACGTAGAACGGCCAGAGGATGTTCCCGTTTGTGTCGGCTCCTACCTGGAATTTGTCCAGTGTCTCCGTCGAAATTCCACGACCGGCAAAATACTTATCGATGGTCTCGGTTCTCGGCTGCGGAACGATGGACAGCGGTTTAAATTGCTGCGACACGGAATTGATGTTCAGCGCTTCACCGAAGTGTCTGAGCAACCGGACCCACCCACCACGGGCACCGCATTTACCACGGTGACAATAATACTGGCCGGTGTCGAGCGATACATAGAATGTTCCATGATCGCCGTTTTCACCGCCTTTACAGAACGGACAGGTTTCTGCGATCAGCTCTCCGTGTTGCACTTTGTATGGAGCAATGTGTCGATCCGCGAATGCCATGATGTCCAACTCGGAGGGCACCGAGTAGAACGGCTTTTCCATTAACCCGCCTCCCCGAAATACGCTCTGTACGATTTCCCGATTCTGCGTTTCTGCCATTGATACTGGCCGGTTGTCATGTTCTGCCGGGATTCAATATCTCTGGGCGGATACCCCTTCAGGATCATCTGAACGGCCAGCCGGTCCTGCGGAGTCAGTGTCGACATCCACTTGTCCAGATCGATGTGTAAAATGATTTCTTCTTCCATATTCCACGGCGTCTTTCCGTCAACATCCACACTGTCGTCGTCAACCAGCTTGATGTCGCACTTCTTCTTCGGGTTCCGGTGAATGCCATGCTGATTGATAAACTGATTGTAGAGGTGATACCGGACGCTCGTGCGGAGGTACTTATGCACGGTGGGCGTCGATCCGAACGCGCCAGCTTCCATCTTGCGATGCCACTTGAGGAAGCCGATGATCGCTTCCTGCAACACGTCTTCGTAGTACACCGAGTAGGGCATATGGCGTTCGTTCATGAAGTCGATCGCGCAAAGCCGGATGATGTTTGCGTTGTCCCGCACGAGCTTCTCTTCCGTCGTCATGGTATCACCTCCACGTCAATCAGTTGCCGCTGAACAGGTCTTCCACGTTGTTGCTGTTGTTGTAGCTGTTGCCACCATTGTAGTTGGTATTGCCATTGCCATTGTTCGGCTGGTAGGTGAGTGACTCGATGCTGTTGGCTTTCATCGTGATGTTGACGCCCGCGGTGCCGTCCTTCTTATTGAAGGGCTTGACGCAAACCGAGCCGGTCGCCGCCAGCTTGTTGCCCTTCTTCATCCGGGCGAGTGTATCCCACTGCGGACCCCAGACAGACACTTCATAGAAGTTGGTGATGTAGTTCCCGCTGTCGTCTTTGAAGGGCGTATGTACGGCAACATTGGCGCTGGCCATCTGTCGGCCATTGTATTCCCCGATGCGGGGATCAGCCACCAAGTTGCCGATGATCGTGGTATTAACCATTGGGGTAAGCCTCCTTGAGCGCTTTCAAAATTCTGGACTGTGTCGCCGTATCAGTAATGTCACGGAAATTCATGGAGCCATTGTTATGTTTGGCAATAAGTTCACCAGCCGCTTTGCGCTGTTCAAGCGTCAGAGCGGAGACAATTCCCACGACTTCATCGGCAAAAGCGGACGAAGCCTTCGGCTGGGGTTTATTGTTGCTGTTGTTATTGCTGACTTGATCGAACTGATCGGCTTCCACGATGTCGAGCACCATCATGTAGAGATACCGACGTTGATAGGTCTCCACACCACCGAGCAACTGTACCGCGTTCGCGCCTTTGAGTTCCAGATCTCGCATGGGAGAGGTGAACGTGAGTGTTTCTTCCGGCTTCTCGATGTTTACGAGAGTCAGCGTCGCTTCGGTGTCACTGAAAGAGATGAGGTCACAGAGCATAAGCTCATTGAAAATTTCCGTCTTCGGCGGGACGATGTCATCCAGCTCGAAGTAATCGTACTTGGAGAACGTGTTGCGTCCAGACTTCTTCACGTTCTTCCGCTGGAACATCTACCGGGCTGTCTCCAGCTTGGCGTAAATGTTCGTCTGTTCCGGGGTTTTCGTGGCCATGAGATCAACTCCTTTTTTGTTTCTCTATTATACTCATACGGACAATTTTCAAAAATTGAGAGTGCTTTTGAAAATTTATTTTTCGAGAAGTGCAACGAGATCGTCCAGCGTCTTCCCACTCTTGTTCAAAGCGCTCTCCAGCCGGGACAGTGTCGAGGTCTTGTCTTTGCTGGTCTCCTTCATCGTTTCCGCCCAGGGCAGGGACGACATGGCATCCATGCGCTCGTCTTCATTGCTCACCAAATAGTTATTGGTGATGGCAATGGACTTCTGTCCGGCAATGTCTCGGGCGACCACGGCGTTGGCGTGACGTTCGACGGCGTTGATGACGGTGTAGCGGATGTTGTGGGTCCCCGTCCGGATGCCCTGCGCTTGCTGACGCTTGGCCAGCAGGTTGTACACGTCGTACCGGCTGATGCGCTTCCCGGTTCGTGTCGCGAACAGCGGCGTCTCTTCGTATTCTTCTTCGCTCATGGCTTGGGGAAAAAACGTATTGAGATACTCGGTGAGATAGGGGAACGCGAATTCCGAGACGGTGATCTTCCGGATGTTCTGACCTTTGCGGAGGGCAAAGATGGTGTTGCCCTGTCGCTTGATGATGTTTGCCACGTTCAGCCAACAAACTTCCGAAGCACGCATGCCGGTCGCCGCCATGAGCGCGATGATGGCACGATCCCGGATGAGCAATTTCCGGTCCCGCACGTCGTCAAATTCCATGAGCCCCTTGAGCTGCTCGGTGGTGTAGACACGATCTTCTTTCCCGGCATTCTTGGACTCGTCGATGTGCTTACGGACGTTGGTGGACGGGAGAATGGAGGACGGGTCATCCGGGATGAGCTTCTTATTGACGCAATAGTGGAAGAAGCTGTGGACAGCGGCGTAATGCCACTTGCGGGTGGACGGTGCCCAGTCTTTGTGGATGAGCATCCATTTTTCCACGGTGTCCGGCGTGACATCGGCGAGAGACTTAGCTTCAGTGGAGCGGAAGAACTCCCGGACGACGTCGCCATAGAGTTCCAGTGTGTTAGGAGAATACGCCTGAGCGTCCAGATAAGTGAGCCAATTCTTGACGAGCTCATTCATGGTGAACTCCTTTCTAAAAGAACATGTGTTCTTTCCAGCTGACGTTGTCAGTATAGCACTTGAGAGATGGACAGTCAATGGATCGTGTTGCATTTTTGCAGCATCTTAACAAACCGAACAAATGTTCGATAATTCCGCACGAGCTTGTTGCCGTTTGTACGAATTGAGGATCGCCTGGAACGTACATGGCTTGCCGTCGCGCATGAAGGTAAACTGGTAGGTAACCGACGACAAGTCCTGGATGACGTCCATGCCGGCAACATAACGCCGGTTGTTATCATACCACTCGAACTTAGGGATGGGCTGATGGTGAGTGAGGATTTGCTTGACATATTTGCTCTTCACCGAAAAGTAAACGACACGGCGCATTTTAAAGAATCCGTATTCCAGGATGAGCTGTTCGAGCATTTGACCACCTCCGCTATAATAATATGAACGGACTGGAAAAATATTCCAATCCGTTCAGGGAAAAATGATTTTGATGATGAGCAATACGGAGCAGATCGTCGTCATCACCGCTCCGGCATACGCAAACCGCAGAAGCCACAATTCCCACTTCATTTCGTATACCTCGACATCTCAAAAGCCAGCTGGTCCAGATGTACCAAGTGCATCATGGACGACACACCCATATTGTCCATCGCTTTGCTGTCCCACGCTTTGTCGATGCGACGCGCCCAATCTTTCGCGGCACGGCAGATGCGGCAGTCATACGCGCTCTCGTTAATTAAAGACGCAATGACGACTTCCGCTCTGGACTTCCCGATTGCCCGGACGTATTTCTCAATGGCAGACTTGGCAGTGCCGCTCTCGGCCGACAGCGCTTCCAATTTTCTGGTATCCAGACGGAGCTTACGGACGGTCATGGCTTTATCTTCCAGAGATAGGGCATTGAAATCATTGAGTTCGCGCATTGTTACTTCCTCCTTATATTGTCGACGGTGCTGCGGTACTTCTGGGGCAACGGTTCCACGGTGACGAGCGTCTCTTCGCAGAAGATGTAGATGTAATAGGTGAAGATGCGAATGTTGTTTGCCGTATAGTGTTGACTATACAGGTGATCGAGGTAACGATGGAGTGAGCCGCTGGTGTCTTCCCTGCGGATTCCGCATTCAAATGCTTTAGCGGCGAGTTTGTCCGCGGATTTCTTCGGGATTCCCAGTCGCTCATGCGCCCGGTCCGCGGCATGTCTGGTGATGGTCATTGTCAACGCTCCTTTTCAAAATCTTCTGGAGTTTTCACCGTTATTGAATAGTCCATTCTTGTCCATCCACCGTCGGCAAATACGTGGTCTATCCGAAATACCATAAGATTGTTAGCGGGAAAACCTAACAAAGTTCCGTATTTGTAACGAGCGACATAAACAGCTTTGCCGCTCGGGCTATAGACAGTAATTTTTCCCCAGTCTCGTGCATGATCGGTCAGAATTTCGTTAATAAAATCTTCTACAGTATATGGCGTGTTGCCCAAGTCTATTCTATATGGTGCCGTGCAGTCTCCACGTTCTGGTCCATCTTCAATAAATCTGAAGCTCATTGAATATCACTCCTGTAAATACGCTTCATCTCTTCCAGTTTGGTGGCCGTGCCACGGCAGTCATCCATCCATTCCAGCTGTTCGTCAAAGGGCAACGTGTCGAGAATACTCTGATACTCTTCAAATACGCTCATCTTTCAGCCTCCCGCAGTTCCACAGCTCACATTTTCTGGCATGCGCCGTCTGCCAAGCGTCAATCAGACCGGAATGGACGCCAATCCGCTCCCGTAGCTGCTCTTGAAGCACTTCTTTCTCGACGGTATTAAAGATGCTGTTTCCCTGAATGGCATCTCGTTGCGCTGCCGTCGCCGTCAGTCGTTCTCGTGCTGTTTCCTGCTGCTTCTCTATATGCTCCAACAAGTACTCGTATTCCGGCAACATGACGAGCGCCAGTTCCCGACACCGAACGGGATTCAGAATGATGAGATGATCGGAGGGCTTGGCTTCCGGGTAATGAGACATTACGTACTGGACGGCAGTCCCAGATTCATAGAACGGCATGCAATTTGCCACGACCCAGCCATGCTTGTTTACCGTTCCGGGTAGCAAAGCGTTGATGAAGTCATAGTACCTCGCTTCGTGTTGCATTCTTCTTCCTCCATTCCATATACTGTTCATACGTCATGCCCATTAGATTCCCGGCAACGGTGAGCGCGTATTTCTTCGTGCCAAAGCTGTCGAACACGGGGATATTTGGATAGCCGACTTTGTGGGCGTACCATTTCTGCGACCACTTGCCGTCGAAGGACACCGTGTAGCGGTACATTATATCTCTTCCACCTCCAAATCCCAGACAAAGCCACCGGGTGTTTCCGACCATTGCCAATAATTGTCGTCGGCAAAGAACTCGCACTCATCGTAACTTCCCTCAAACAGCAATTTCTCGACACGACCGGCAACAGCGATGACGCGGTGGGTGGGTTCCGTATATTCGTCGTCAATAGTCACCAGCAGATTTTCTCGGATGGTAGCGCTCATCTTATTCCTCCTTCATGACCATCATCTTGTAGATGAAATCCCGCTTACCGTCAGGATACGGCTTGCGTCGATTGACGAGCGTATAAACGGAAGATCCAAACAACGTTTTAATCACGTCCTCTATCGTGTTGGATCGGGTAAGATAGAACGCGGCGGAACCAAGTTTCCCCGTCATCATTCCGTCCACATATTTTTCCATGGCATCATTGTACATGGTGATCGCCAGATACAATTTGTCGCATCTCCGCATTTCATTTGTCATCGTCTTCATCCTCTAATACGTCGTAAGCAGGGTTCGGCACTTCTTTTTCCACGACGATGGAGAGTGTGTCTGCGTACTCGTCCAGCATATCCCAGAATGTGCACTTGAATGTCCGCATTGCATCGACGAGATGTTCGCAATCGTCCCAATTCGCACGATCGACCTCGCCGCTACCCAGCAGGTATGTCACGCATTTGTCTACGGCAATAGACGGGACGTTTGGCACTTTGGTGTAGCAAAAGTGATACCATCTATCGTCATCGTACAGATCGTCCTCGGTTTCCACCAAGACACTGCCAATATTGTCACCACAGTCGGTGTCGAAGTGGCAGAAGATAATGGAACGATTATCCAGCTCGAGCTCTTCCCAGATGCGGGCTTTGAGTTCTTCAACGGACAGCTTCATATACGCACCTCCGCTTTACCGTAGTTAAAAACGACACCGAATATTTTGCCACTGCCAGAAGCTCCATAGTTAACACTGGTTCCCCCCGAACCATTTGTTGATCAAATCCCCGACCGCCGTTTGTTTGTTCCTGCAAACCGCCGCCTGTTCATAACATGCAACTGCCGAATAGAACGCCGCCGCTTCCGAATACTCGTTCCACTCTTCAACTAGCTTTTCGAGCACGTCTTTATTCATCTCACAGCACCTCCATTTTTCTCCAGTCAAAATTACAATCGCCAATATTCCCCGATGTGAATACGAGCGTGTATTCGCCAGCGTCGAACATCGTCTCGATCAACTCCAGCACAGCCGTCGCGGCTGTGGCGTATTTCTCCCATGCTGGGTGATCCACACGACGCCAGTACGCAGCCGTCTTGGAATACTCATTGTACTTTTCCGCCAGTGTGTCGAGAATGAATTCCTTCGTGAAGACACCGTTCATGCTCATTCCTCCTTGCCAAACTGATCCGCGAAGGCTTCTGCTATTCCGCGAAATGTCTTGCTCCTGGTCTTCTGATCGCGCTCATTCCGCCCTTTGAACCGTCTGTAATTGCCATGCGCGTCTTTGTTTCCGCCGTTGACATACGGTTCGTGATGATCCAGGATGTTGGTCGGCTGGAAATGGGGGAGTCCTTTGAGCCACAGACACGTCCGCTTGCTGTACGGATGCCCGTATTCATACGGCTGAATGACTTGATCGTAGGGCGGCAGTCCAACGAGTTTCAGCGGTGTCGGATTCTCGATACAAATTCTCGGGCAGTCCGCATTGTATATTGCCATGAAGAACGCCTTCACTTCCATGGCTTTCGCGTATCGTTCCGGCTGAATTTCTCCCTTCACCCGCATTCGCACAGCCGACGAGTTTGCCATGTAGGTGCAGGGCGGATGGGCAATGATCAAATCCCAGGTGCCGTCGATGATCACGCGTTCGCCAGTCATCGTGGTGAACGAGCAGTTCCCGTTTATGATCGGCAAAACGTCGCCGAGAATGTGCCATTCCGGATGACCGCCGCTGGGTTCCTGCATGTCGCAACTGTACGCTTCATGACCGCGTTCCCGCATGGCGATGCACACCGCTTGGCTCTCTTCACAAGCAACCAGAACTCTCATTCAAACGTCCTCCTGTGCAGGATCGTGTCGCCACTGTCTTCATCCTTTTCCCAGTCGCGCTCGATCAACTGGATTTCCGTGTAAATTTCGGCGTTGCGTTCATTGAACAAGTTGTACATACGCACCGCATCGCTGTATTCGCCATATTCATAGAGCTCCACACCTCCGTCACGACGGGCAAAGCGGACAAGCCACGATATATTAGGTAACATCAAACCATCTCCTCTCAATAGTCGACAGCTTCTTGGCGGGTGATAAAGAAATGGATTCCCGGTGCGCATTCGTGTGTGCGGTCGGTGTCGAAATTATCAACGCTCACCGTTTCGCCAACGCGGTAATAGAAATTTGAGTCATATTGGCTTACAGCCAAATCAATTTCGGAGCTGCTTCCGTCAAGGCTTTCGATGGCAAGCACAACGGCTTTGTCACACCGGCACTTTCTGCCAAACGCACTGGAACGACGGGCATCTTCCGGGATTTGTAGTTTTACAATCACTCGTCTCAAAGAATTGCTGTCTAAAATAGCATGTGCCACCTTCCAGCCAACAAATGCGCCGGATTCCGGGCAAGCAAGCGGGAAAAACTTTGCGACCAGTTCGGGCGGCAGGTCGGCTCCGTACAGGTCGGCTCCGCGCAGGTCGGCTCCGCGCAGGTTGGCTTCGTACAGGTCGGCTCCGCGCAGGTTGGCTCCGTACAGGTTGGCTTCGCGCAGGTTGGCTCCGCGCAGGTTGGCTTCGTACAGGTCGGCTCCGCGCAGGTCGGCTTCGTACAGGTTGGCTCCGCGCAGGTCGGCTCCGTACAGGTTGGCTTCGTACAGGTCGGCTCCGCGCAGGTCGGCTCCGTACAGGTCGGCTCCGCGCAGGTTGGCTTCGCGCAGGTTGGCTCCGTACAGGTTGGCTTCGTACAGGTCGGCTTCGTACAGGTCGGCTCTTTCGCCGCCGTCCTCGTTGTTCAACCATTTCAAATGCTTTTCCAGAATTCCCTTCAGTGTATCCAAATTCATCATTCAGATCATCTCCTTCCAATTAATGTCGTTCTCGTTTGCGTATTCCGCCATCATGTCTATTGCCGACTCGTCGAATTCGTATTCGCAGTGAGCGTTGAGACTGGCGAAGAGCAATTCCCGCTGGTGATCGGTGAGCGGGATCTCATATTCGCGAGCTTCTTCCGTCTGCCCACGATCGCCGACATACTCGAATGTGATGCAATTCTCGCATCCCGGCCAGACGCCATATAACGTGACGAAGAAGCGATAGTAGCCCTCGCTATCGAATTCCCCCGACTCGTCGAAGCAGGGCAGATGTCTATCCCGTTTACGTATCTCATCCGCCATTCGGTTCAGCGGCTCCGTATCGAACAATTCCAATGTGAGCGTGGGGGAGACGATAGGGAAACTGTCAAATATCTGACTATAGGACAGCCACGGTTCGGTTTCACGGACGGGTTTCAGATTGAGCACTTCGTTGTCAGTCAGCATTGATAACCACCTCCATCAAGTCGTTCGGGTTGAATTCCGGCCACGTCACTTCCGGTGTGTACGTTGCCATCTTGCCATTCTGGAAATAGTCGCGGCTCTCGTCTTCAACATAGCCATTGGAATAGTCAACTTCAATGAGCGCTTCCGGGAATTCCGTTGACAAGTCAATGAGTTCGTTGAGCGAGATGCTCCAGTTGACATCGTTGACGCCATCGAAGTGCAACACGCCGCTCTCAACGGTGTAGCCCATCGCAAATGCCCATCTCAAATCCCCGTCATGCTCTTCGTAAATCCAGCGCTGAACCGCATTCCACTTTCCTCGGGGCAAATTGCTGATGGTCATGTAGGCATGCATGTAATTGCTCACTCAAAATCCCTCCGATCAAAAATTCTCGTTATGAATGACACAAACTCCAGATTATTCATTCTATGCGGCAACATGTGTCTCAGATTGTGTCGATTTGCTCTCATTTTCTCCGTCAACTTTTTCCACCAGACCGCCGCTCATGTCAAATAAACTCATCTTATCGAATTTCCAGTCATAGTACGGGCGGAGGGAGATGGGCGGCATGTATACATCCAATTCTGCAAGTTTATACACAGCAACTTGCAAATGGATTCCGTCTTCATGAAAACGTTTCATCAGCCGACGGATTCCGTAGATGTTGAACACAGCCGAGTGAGTGTCGCCATTCTCATTCCATCTCGTCAGATACTTCTTCATCGTCTCTCCTCCATTCTCCGGTAAACACCGTGATCGTGCATCCATCCGACGAGACATATTCCACATTCGGGTATTCCCGGATGATCTGCTTCTTCTGTTCCGGGTAGCTGATGTCAAAGTTGCGCTTGATATGGTAGATTCTCATTCAAAAATCAGTCCTTTCAATTCACAGTTGCGATAGAGCCATGTTCCAGCGTCATAGGCTGGCACTTGGTAAAACTTTGCCGGGCGGATAGCGTCACTTGCGTAATAAACAAACGCTTGATCATATTTTCTGCGATCGCGTTCCCGCCGAGCACGATATTCTGCTTCACGACGAGTGCAACGTTCAAAATGCTGCGACACCAGCCAAGATATGTCGGCTTTGTTATCCGCCCAAGCTAAGTCATAAACGTTGGAAAAGTCTCCCCAACGGATGAAGTACGTCTTCATTTCAAAGCCTCCTTAATCCGTAATTCTCCAGTAGTAGTCCAGCTCTTCGCCCTTCAAATGCGTTTCCGCGTAGTCTCTGGCCTCTTCCCACAACTTGCTATAGACACGGGCAATTTCCGCGTGATCTCCGCCATCATCATACCATTGCCATATCTTGTGGTTCAGCACCATGACCAGCTCGGTCAGGTATTTGTAGTCGGTTTTCCATTCTCCGAACGCCCGCTTATATGTGTCTTTGATAGCCGGGATGCCGCCGCATTTTTCTGCGATGGTGAAGTCAGTCCAGAACGTGGTGAAGCACTCGTAATCAAACAGTTTCATAATTCCACCTCCACAATTCTCCAATCGTTGCAGTCATAACAAGCGCACATTCGCTCCCGGCTGATCACTGCGCTATACGACTCGTTCGCCCACTCGTCCCGCCCATCATAGTCCCAGCATTCATCAGCGAACAATTCCTGCATGTGAGCAAACGCTGCTACAGGCGTGTCATGCACACCATCCAACCCCAAGCCATTCTCGGTATCAGAAATCAGAATGTACTTTTTCATCCTCACCCTCCATTCTCAGCGCCACATAGCCGTTTCCCAGCAGTCACGCCGCATTCACCCCCTCTTGAATTGAATCCCAGTCTGTGTCGCTCATTGCGCCCATGCTGTGCATCTCATACAACTCAAACCAACACTGAGCCAAGTACAACTCATCATGCCAGTCGGCGTACAGTTCATCGAATGGAACAATGTGTGTGGTGTCGCAGTTGATGATGAAGCGGCGCAATTCCCCGAACGGGACAGTCATTCCGCGATTGGTAATTTCATCGGCAACGAAGACGCCGAACGAGAACAGATGCTCACCATGCATTCCAGACGCGGCAGCTTTGCAACAGTCATTCCACTGGGCGATGAGCAGACGGTCGGGCAGGTAGCGAACGAGTGACTTGTGCCAAATTTTCATTGTCAGCCTCCATTCAACTCTTAAAGACAATTCCAAATTTCTGATAGTGTTTACGATAACTTTACCATTCTCCGGTGTACTCGCCATTCCGTCTGGCTTTCTGGTATGCGGCATTCCGTGTCGGGGACGGTGTCGAGACGTACTGGATCCCAGCATTCGTCCGCCCGGCAAACCATTGCCCACCATCCTTCGGACTGTCAGCGCCGATGGAGTACACATGCCCGTCATCGAAAGAGAAGGCGTACCAGCCCTCGCCGATCTTCTTGATAGCAGTCTTGAAATTGGATTCCAGCATATTGCCTACCTCACTCTTCGGTAGTTCGCTACGCTCACTTCATAAGTTCTGCGATGTCGAACGGGCCATTGCAGTAGCAATTCATGCACGTTGCGCATTTCCGGCCACCGCAGTTGATCTCAACACCGTTCATTTCCGCGTACTCTTTGGTGTACACAGTGAACCGATGATCGACGACGGGCATCCACTCTTCCGGGATGTCAACGGGGTGGTTGGTATACAGAGAAGAGACGATGAACTTCATGTTCTCGGGCTTTCCGTATTCCAGCTCGAATGCGTGCATCCAGATATTCACGTTCTTCGTCCAAACGGCAAACTGAATGTGCGGATGACTACGAATGATGCGGAGATAATTCCGCGCACAAGTGATGGACGCAACATCGCCGAAGGACTCGACACGGGCATAGCCGTTCGACGTCGGCCAGGACAGAATTTTCCACGAATCTTCCGAGATGAGAAAGCCGTTGAGAATCCGGTAATTCGTTTCCAGCGCTTGCGTCAGTTCCGAATATCTGGATGCAGTCGTTGCCGCGTAGCAATGGTGACAGATGCTGTCCGGGTCTTTTGCTCTCTGCTGGCAGATGGGATTCATCAGCACAGAAGTCGACACCGACCAGAAGCCCTCCAATTTCCCGGACATGGCCGACACATTCACCGCTTGCACCAGCCGCAATTCGTCCAAGATGGACTTGCATCCCAAAGAAATAAGCGCCATCCGTTCAAGATAGCGCTTGTTGTCCTTGGCGTGATCCCGCCATTCAGAATAGTTGGTTTCCCCGTTGATGAATTTCATTTCAGTACCTCCAATATCAAAGTCAGTCAAATTCCGGGCAAAAAAAGTCGTTAAGCGGATTCAAGAATCTTGGCAACAGCGGGAATGGGGTTTCCTGCATCGCGTTCGGGCTGATTCTTACGAGCAACGAAACGGAAATGGCGCTTTGCACCAGCAACACGCATAGATGCCAGTGTCGTTTCGTCGGGCTGTTTGCCGACATATTTCAAGACGGTCATATAAGTGAACCCCGTCTTTTTAGCAATTTCCACATTACTATATCCGAGTCCCCGCAATTCCAGCATGATCGGAATATAATACGCCCGTCTCTGTTCGGCACGTTCACGATTAAGTCTCTGGTTGAGTTCCCGCATGCACTTTCTCCGTAGCTCCGCACTGTTCTTCGTGTGCATGGAGATTGTGTTCACGCTCACCCCAAACATTTTCCCGATCTGTTCGCATGTCATACCATTATCACGGAGAGTCTGCCAGGCTTTGTATTTCTGTTCTTTCGGGTCGGTGTCGTTGGGCAGCACGATAACGGGAGTGGACACAAACTGAGACTTCTTGATGATCTTTTCCATGATGATACCTCACTTTCAAATTCTCGTATTCAGATAGACAACATAGGTTTTATAGCAAAACTCATTCGCCACTCATTTCAACATACATGCGACGCTTTCCGTCAGCTGAAGCACGACAGATTCCCTCCCCACACAATTTTCTTGCATTTGAGTTTAAATTGCTTGCGATATCTCTGTTTCGCTTCACGAACCGAGTAGTCCATGTAGGTGATAGTGTCGAATTCCCCGACACGAATCTGGAATCCCAGATTGCAGCGCATGATTGTTCCATACAGCATGAATTACAACTCCTTTCATCGACTGAGCATGTCGTAGACTTTTGGCGTCTCATAGCGGAGCATTCCGCCATCCCACATGGGGGAGAGATAGCCGTCAACCATAGGCTGGTTGTCCAATTCCGCACGGCGAACCCATGCGCCGCGCTTGCGTTCCGCAGTGAGATCGGCAGTATGTTTGCCATTGCACCACGCAGCTTCAACTTCCGAGACGGGCATAATCTGACCGTCCAACTTTCCGCCAACAAACTGTGCCATCATCATAAGTCACACCTCCACCCACTCATTGATCGTGTCTGACACATTCCCGTATTCCCGCATGATTTCTACAATTCTCCTCAAATCTTTGCGGGGGATGGGGAAGTAGAGCCAACCATGCCCATACTCATAATCTTTGCCGTCCCAGATAGTTTTGCGCAGACCAATGGAGTCCAGATATTCGCAGACCGCTTTATACTCATACCGATTCCCGGCAGATTCCCACTTGCGAACCATGTATTCCTGTCTCGGAGTACCCGCATGCATCGTATTGAGATGGTACTTACGCCACAGTTCCCGGATTTCCGCAAACAGCGGACTCTTGATCGGCATATCTTCCAGACACTGACCACCCATGACAATATCGGAATGAATGTTATTCCACACATTGCCACACACTGAGAATTCCAGACGGCGCGGCGTATATTTCCCGGTATACACGCGCTCTTTGCCGTTCATCGTGAACGTAGGTTCGCCACCAATGACACGCAGTTCCATTTCCACATCGCAAGCATTGATGCGTCGAGTTCCATAGAGAGCGACTTTCCCGAAATTGATCTTTGCACGTCCGATAACATTGTTCTTCATAATTCACACCTCCAAATTATTCTGATTGGCAATTTTCGACACCAAATGGGACACCAAATCCCGGTATTCATCGTTCGCCGCGGCAATGGCTTCCCGCTCAGCTTTGGCAGATTTCCGGGAACATTCGTGAATGCAGAGCTTAGTTCCCGAAAACGCAATGAAGCTGACCATGTTCCGCTCCACCGTGATCGGGCAAATGCGGACGTAATACCCACGGGATTCCTGCTTGCAGGTGAAGCAATTCCACCCGCCTTTGCTGTAATATAGTTCAACCTCGATGAATTTCCCGGCAATGTTCGTCGGGATACGACGGGCTTCCAGTTTCTCGAATTTGATTTCAGTCATTCCAATTTCCTCCATTCAAAATGCTTCGTGAGTATAGATATTGCCGTCAAGCTGGATTTCCACGACACCATCCAAATACACAGAGACAGTGCTGTCCTCCATCGCATGACGAATCCCGCCACACCAGCCGAGATAAATTCCCAGCATGAAAAGCAGGACGACGCCGGACATGAGCAGCTACTTACGCATATTAGAGCACCTCGCAATCGTCGAAGTCGAGAATTCCCAGATGGCGCAATTCCCAGACGAAAGCGCCGTTGCACTTCGCGCCATTCGGCAGAGCGTAGACGATTTCCGTGTGCAACTGGGGCGGGACGTGATACTGGGTCGAAGTTGTGTAATACATCCAAAATTCCTCCATTCAATTCTACAATTATAGTTGGCAACACCAACTATTAAGCCAAGAAAAACTTGAGCTCGCCGTCGTTGTTGAGCCAGCGAATCCCGCAATCGAAATTGCGTTCATCCGTGATGCGGTACTCGTTGCCGTTGACGTGTTCGATAGTGAACAGCTTCCCGTGAATGACGACGACCGACTTCTTACCGGTTACAGCTTCCCGAATTTTCCCGGTAATGAACGCGAAGATAGCATTTGCCATGATAGTACCTCGACTTTCTCCCATTTAACGCATGAGTGCAATATTGCCGGATTCCAGCTCGTGCGCTGGTTTCCCGACATAGAGCGGGGATTTCCCCGCATTAAAATTCGTCGTCGTCGCGATAGTAGTCGGCACACATGTTCTCCCACTCTTCCGCACACAGAATATCGTATCCTGTGGCGTCATAGATCAAACGGAGCCTGTCGCCCCATGGGATGTCTGAGCCCTTTTCCGACATGGAGAGCATATCACCCCATGCGGCAGAATAGATCAACGTATCACCCATGTAGACACGGGCGGCAATGCGGTTTCCAAAATCCCCGCATGACGTGTCGTCAATGACGACACAGATTCCGTCATCAAAATCGATGATGATATGGGGCTGATAATAGCCACCACCGTCGTGGCAATTTTCCGGATCGTAGTATTCATTCATGTTGGTTTCCGCGATGTTGATAATCTTCATGTTGACCACCTTTCCGCCATTTCTCGCATGGCTGCAATATTAGCCGGATATGGGTTCACGCGCCCATTTCCCGACATAAAATCCCCGCATAGAACTTATATGCGGGTTGGTTGGTTTAGATAGCTCGACCAGTGGCTTCCGCGAAGGCTATATCACGACGGCTATTCTCATGGCTAACAGTTTCCCCGTCAGAGAAGAAGATAGCCGCATGGGGATAGGTTTTCCGCACGTGCTCCACGTGCTGGGGGCGGACTTCCGCGAAGGTGGCAGTTTCGCCGACAATCTTCTCGCCGTCCCACACCCAGTCGCAGAAGTACTCGTATCCGCGTTTCCGCAGATAGGTGAATGCCTTATCGTACTCTGTTTTATTAAATTCCATGCTTATACCTCCATAAGAAAAAGCCCTGCATTTTGCAGGGCATAGAAAAAAGGCATGGTTTACCCATGCCTTAAATCTTCAGAAACGTGTAGTAATAACCCTCTTGCGTGTACCGGCGATTACCGATAACACACCCGTCGACAACAGACCTATCGGTCATAGTGGTATCGCGTTGAGGCTTACTTCGACGCCTGTCGAAAGTTTGTGGTCTTCTATCATGCGGCCCCATGGTATCAGCGTCACTATTTGACGCGCGATAAACAGGCGCATGTATCCGGTCGATAGGCAAACTATCCGCATATCTTGCGAACGTTCGCCCGATAGAAGAAGTCGCCGCGTCTACTGTAAAAGAGTAAACTTCACCTGTTTCAACATCCATTGCGTTGACACGAAAAGACGTATACGCGCACACACGCGGATCGTTCACCCACAAAAAACGGGCGCACTTATCGCGTGTTACTTGCTTGCCATAAATTGCAAATTTAGGCAAGCGCACACGCCCAGCGTCAAGCGAGTGACTGAATGAAACAGCTTGCTTCAATTCAAGCACACTTAACACCTCCATAATAATTTCAATCGGTTTATATGGGCACTCTCAAGTCCACCTATTACTTGTTATTGGTCTCATTGCGTGCCTGCAAAACTTCGATAATGCACAACACACACTCGTTCATGACTTGCCTGCTTTTTGCGTCCTGTTTTTGCGCGTATCCATCGCGGAAAACATGACGCCCATTCGCGGCGCTTATCACGTCTTTAATCATGCCGTTGTTGATATTGCAGGAATATGGCAAAATGCCGTCTTTGTCGGATTCAGTCCACCAAGCTTTTACAAAGTCCAACATCGCGTCTTTTGTTTCCTTTGCTTTGCCTGTTTTCGCAGTCTTATACATTGTCTCAATGTAAGACTGACAATTAGTTGTCTTGTCTCCATGGATAACGGCAACAATAACACTAACAGTCATGGCAGCAGGTTTCGCAATGGGCTTCAACATATCACGCAATGCAATAGCACGATTTTTCGCCGCTTGAAAACCATCCTCAGCGCGTTTCACGGTTTCGGGCGTCAGGCCCTTTGTCGCTTCCTTCTTATCGTCGGCGCTAACATTGCTCATATCGGCAATGAGTTTTTCAACTGCTTTTAATTCAGCGTTGTACCATTCGCCTTTAATCGCGGCGTCAAACTTTGCCGTATCCGTATGAGTGACGGGAGCAAAGGGCTTTTCACTCTTTGCCACCGCGCCGAAAACGTCGAATTTGTACAGACGCTTGCTATTCACAAGCCATTCGGCCGTAAGCGTGCGCGGCGTTTCGCCTTTAATGGTTTCGACAAAAGCAGGATTTAGGGACGCGCTAACAAAAGTTTCGTAGTTTTTCATGGTACTAACCTCTCTTTCATCTTGTAAAAACTTGTTCGCTGTGTTACAATAATGGAGAGTGCCCATAAAAACCGATTGATTGACAATTCGCACACATGGGCAAACTGTCGTTAATTGGTCTAACGTCCATACGGCTTCACGGTTTGCTATTCGCCGCGCTTGCACTCGTGCAAGATTGCGTCAACTCGTGACGCTCGTTGCGCCTTGCTTGCCGGTTCGCCGTGTGGTTAAGTTGTCAAGGTTCATTGTCGGTCGTTCGTGTTCGGTCTGTCGGTCGGTCGTGCTCTCTTTCCTGTTGACGGTTATAGGATAACACATTGTACAATGGTTGTCAATTACAGAAGTATGAACAAATTGTTACAAAAGTATTTCAGATAAAGAACATGTGTTCATTGTAAAGGATGTGTAAAGATGGAAAACAATAAACAGAATAGCAAGTATGAAAAAATAGAATACAACAATGAATATAATAAAACGCATTACCAACAAATAAAATTTTTAGCACCAATTGAAAAACAATTTAATTATCGTTTAAAAGTGTTATCTATTGGAACACACAAGAGTAAAAACCAATTATTGATAGAAGCTGTTGAAATGTTACTTGAAAAGTATGACGCATGATACATTGCTATTCATTGCATAGTCTATCTCATTTCAATCTACAATGATAATAAAACATTGCATAATGTCGATAGAATTATATTACATCGCTCATTCTATAAACGCAAACAATTATAAATGCGCCAGGTTTTCAATGTTTGCTCATATGCGCGCGCGTAATATAATCGGAAGCGATTCAGCCGGGAGACAAAAACACGACACATTGACAATATTGCAATGTGATACACAACAGATAATAAATGCAGTGGATTGATGAAAGCCAGGAACGGAGACACTTTAGCATACTAAAGCGACACTAACTATATTTCATCGAATGCGGCAATATGCTATCACTGCAATTATGCAATAAATAATGGCAATGATAGACAAAATAACATGAACACAATAGACGATGAATTAGTGATAGATGAATGAATAGATAATGAGTGAAGAAGTAGTGTAGACACTTTAGTATGATAAAGTGACACTAACTACTTTTCAAAGAATGGGATAGAATGTAATGTCAATGAATTACAGAAAATAGTATGGATGAATAGAACATCTAGTATTAGATACTAGATATATGAGTATGTTACTACAAAAAGAGATAGTAGCATAAAGACTAAACAAATAAGTTAAGTGTTAACGGACTAAACAAAAAGAGTAAAGAGACTAAACAAATATGCTAAGTTGAAAAGACTAAACATAAAAGCTAAGTCGACACTAAACAAGTTTGTTTAACTATGGTATATAGCAAATATGTTTAGAGTGGTGGATATAGCAAATTAGTTAAGTGAAGCGAATATGCTAAGAGTGGGGAAGTAAAGCAAATGTGTTTAGTATTCTGACACGATGTCAGTATAGCAATTCTGCTTAGCATCCCTACTTAGCAAATATGCTTAGAAAATACACAAAACAATGTCAACTAGTTTTTGATACTAGCTGCACCAAACTTACTGTTTTGTGTAGTTTACGTTTACAAACCATCCCAAACCCCAGCCGACCCTATGCCTATCTCTTTCCCACTCTCTTCCACTCACCTTCCTCCTTCCACTTTTCTCACTTCATTGCCCATCATCTCTCATATTGCCATCCACTCAGATAAATGAGTTTTCAAAGGAAAGGGTTAGTGTCGACTTTAGTATGCTAAAGCGACTCTTTTCCCTTCCCATTTACGTTCAATTTTACCGTCCCGATCATCTGGAATTATCTCCAAAAATAGAATACTCCACATAACTTTCACTAACATGTCATCTACTTCCAGTGCAATTTATTCCATTTTCAAAGCAATGTGTCGATTTAAATTTAATATAAAGTTTACATTCATACACTCTCAAAAATTTCAGATCGTCCATATGAGTATAGTAGAGGTTGGTTGACCGAAGCCCAGTCAGTCATCAAAACTCGTTTCCCTGAAATCCCGTTTTCGTTCAATATATTATTATACTATATAACTAAGATGATCTTAACCAAGTTAGAACGATCAGCTGGGATACAGATGACCGTATCTCAGTTACTAGAACCTAGAGATCAGCTAGACTACAGTCGACCTCTAAAGAGCTATTACTCAAGAACCAAGTTATGTACAATTTCTCTTTCTCTAATAACTAAAACCTTAATAGAGTCGACTTAGATGTACAGGTTAACTGTATTACGGTTACTACATATAGGGGAAAGTTGGTTGAAGATTTGAGTGTATCCATGTATACAACGCAAGCGGAGCAGCCAGGAGCGAAGCGAGTGGCAGCAAAGCGAGTGGCTGCGGAACGCGGTATCGGCGACTACACAATGGAGCTGGAGCGGATTCTTACTCAGTTCCGTGATGCCGAATCAGCTCTCTCGATGGCGCACACCGAATTGAAGCAATGCGACGACAGGACCCAGGACATCCTCCACGACTTGGAGCTCAACGACCACACATACCATGAACGTGGCAAACTGACCACCGAACTCGTCGAAATACGTCGCCGTCGTCGTGTCGCCAAGGATACCATCGAATTGCTCAACCCACTCTGTACCTGGCTCACCAACAACAGCAAATCGATCTACATGTTAGAGTCAGTGTTGGGTGAGATGAGGAAGGTCGACATTAAACGAGCGAATCGTCAGTATTGGCCTAAATGTAAGCAATGACAGAGCGAGTTCCGAGCGAAGCGAGAGCGAGCGAACCGGATGTATTGGCCGAAGTACGAACGATGAGTGAGCACACCGGACGGAGTGCTATTGATGGTGTACCGCATTTCGCCGTAGACCGGAGTGAATCCAATGCGCACACCTGCGACACCGTCTCTTTTCATCGATGGCAAGTGTCGCGTGGTGGATCGACGACATAACCTCTGTTTAACGTGGTGTTCGAAAACTGTTCACCAAGCATTGGGAGCAAAAGTCTTGCAATTCGACACCGACCGTGTTACAATGGCACTCGCACCGGAGAGGACTCGGTGACATTCGACTAGAGGAGTGACGCTATGGAGTTTACGGATGCTCGATTTGGTAAGTTGCGTGTGGTCGAACGGTACGGTAAGAAGTGGTTCTTGGCGCACGACGTCATGAAATCGCTTGGTGTGTCGAATCCCTACTTGTTGACTAGTAAGGTCAGCCCCGAGGACAAGACGTATGTGTATGTGAACGTGACGGCTGGAACGCCCAGGATGATCGGTTTGACTGAGGACGGGCTCAAGACGCTGGTGTATCGCACACATAAAGATGGGCGCGACGAGTACGCGGCGTGGTTGCGGGATGAAGTGCTCCCGAAGGTGCGCGGATCGGATGCAATGTTGCCCGCGATAAAACAGGTCGACACCGCCCCGGATCGTGTCGAAGCACCGACCGTCTTCCATAATGATGAGTTCGGGGACTTGCGCACGATCATCATTGATGGTAAGTATTGGTTCGTTAGCAAAGATGTGGCTTTGAGTCTCGGGTATTCGAATCCGAGAAAAGCCATCATCGATCATGTGGATGCTGAAGACAAAATGGATGGAGTAACGATTCGTGACTCCATGGGCAGAGAACAGAATCCCACTTTGATCAATGAATCTGGCATCTACAGTTTGATCCTTTCGAGTAAGCTCCCGAAAGCCAAAGAGTTTAAGCGCTGGGTTACCAACGAAGTTCTCCCGTCGATCCGCAAACACGGCGTGTACGCCACACCGCAGGTGACCACCGACGATACTATTGAATTGCTCCGCAAAGCGGCTGACCTTCTCGAAGCCCAGTGTAAACTGACCGGTGAATGGCGCAACAAGAACGCGGAGTTAGTGGCTAAACTCGATGACACAACCTATGACCTCGTGGTTGCAAAAGATGAAGTGCGTCGTATGCGCGAACAGTATTACAAAGCGACCGATGAAGTCGAATCTCTTCAGAATCAGATCGAAGCCTATCGCAAAGAATTTTCTCATCGCAAAGAATTCACGTCCTTCATCAATTCCTGTGTCCGCTCTTTTGTAGGTGCCAGTTGCGGACAGTACATTATGCCTACCGGCTGGAGTGAATATTATCGTCGTCTCACCGATGCTCTTGGTGATGACGTGCGCAAACGTGGACGCCAGCCGTACATTGACGCTATTACCGACGAAGAACTCCCCATCGCTATGAAAGTTGCGGCGGAGATGGGAACCGGCGAGCTGGTTGCCCGTCTCATGAGCGACACCATCCGGAACGCGATCGCCGCGTAAGAGCAATGAAAGGGAGCTGTTGGGACCTCCCAAATCGGTAAGGCATCACGACTCCCTTTCGTATCGGGGCGGGCACCCCGTCCGCCCCGCGTATTCCCATTTTAGGACCAAATACCATATCGGAGTGTTCAATATGATCAAAGATATGAAGGTCGCCCAGTGTGACCTGTGCGGTTGCATTGTCCCTGCGGTGTACGCATACAGCCAGCAGGATGAAGAGAGTTGGTATACGCATCCGAAAGACTGGCATGTGTCGCCAGCAAATTATCAGATTTTGTTATGCCCGAAGTGCTGGGCGAAGATGGAGGATCAACATGGAAGAGAATAAACGCGAAGAGATCGAGCTTGATCCGATCAATATCATCATGGCGATCCCGAAAGAGACTGTGTCGATGGAGCTCATCGTCAAGATCATGCGCGGCAACATGATCCAGACTGTCGGCAAACAGTACACCATCGGCGACATCCACGACATGCGGCAAGACTTCCTGGATAACGTCGAATTCGGCGACGACTACAAAGCGAGCTATGTGTTGACCGAGGAAGGCGAACGATATCTGGAGGAACGCGAAAATGACAGAGATCATTAACATGAAGATCCGCAACACGAGCCTTACGATGGCAGATCACGGTGTGCTTACATTTTACATATCTCTCGAAGGTGACGGGCACGGTCTTATATACGGTGGCTATATAATCGGCAATGGATACTTGGGCGCGAAAGAATTCCACGGCAGTGTCAATGGTATTGAGGCACTCATGCGGATCATGGACACAGTCGGTGTCGAACGCTGGGAAGATTTGTCCGGTAAATACGTTCGTGTCGTGCGTGACGGATGGGGGAGTACGATCTCTAAGATCGGCAACATCATCGAAGACAAATGGTTCGATGCAGAGGAGTTCTTCAGCGATGACCATAACACGTAAAGCTGCCGTCATCGTGCGGGGCGATGAGATATTGTGTGCGCGTGGATTCGTGCCGATCGAGAAGATATCGACACGAAACAAGATTCGAATATACGATTCCGTGTCGAGAGCTGAGAGTGCAATAAAGCATGGTTACTTCGATGGTGCAAAAGCGATAGAAGTCATCGAGTCGATCGAAATGCCGGGAGGGACGAGCTGGTGAGCGAATTCAGAGATGTGTGTCTGGAAATTAAGCATCTATGCGAGACTTCCACATGTAGCGAATGCCCGATGAATGACGCTCAAATTTGCAAACTGCCTCCAAATGCTTGGACTGACGTTCTCCTCGATAAAGTAGATGACGTCATGGAAATGCTTCAGAGTTTGCCCACAATTGGGCAATATCTCGAAGAGAGTGGCGTCATCAACTCGGACAGTGACGACAGAACGGTAGTGCAGACACTTTATCAAACTAAAGTACCGATGGAGTGGGTAAAATGAAGATTATCTTTCTCGACGTCGACGGCGTGCTGAATAATTTATTGTGGGCGAGACGGATGTTTGACGAAGGTGTTAACGTATTCGCTAAAGATATGCTCGAATACCGGGCGATCGAATTGCTCAAACGAATTATTGATGCAACCGGAGCCGACGTCGTCATCACGTCGACCTGGCGCATGCGCGCGGTACAAATGACGCATCTTCTCGACCAACTGGCACGCTTCGACATTTATCCGATCGCCGTGACGCCCAGACTCAATACGGATCGCGGCGACGAGATATCCGCGTGGATGCAACATTATGACGTCGAGTCATATGTCATCTTGGATGATGACTCGGACATGGATGAACACATGGATCATCTGGTGCAGACATCGTTTGAACATGGACTTCAACGCGAACACGTAGAGAGAGCAATAGAGATATTGAATGGGGTGAATTAACTTGGTGGACAATGAGCTTATTACGAAGGCCGATGTTAAAGCGCTAATTCGCAGTGGAGTGGCAACAGAGACGTATGCCGATCAAGATTACGTATGTGCGTTGATCGACGATCTCTTGCCCGTCGACGCCGCGCAGGTGATACATGGACGGTGGATCACAAATGACGATTGTGGTGAATTGGAATGTCCTATATGTGGAGGCGTTCAGATCGAACACGGTATGTTCTGCACATGGTGCGGGGCGAAGTGTGACGGAGGTGTTCAAGATGATGATTAAGATTTTTACGAAGGGCAACGACGGCAAAATTACTATGACACCCGAAGAGCTCAAGAGTTTGCTCGATGAAGCGTATTGGGAAGGATACAGAGCTAATAACCAAACCATCACATACACCACGCCGACCTATCGCCCGTACGTGTGGGATGGATCGACGATCACGTTGAACACGGAAGCAAACAGTACGGTGTTTGTGGGTAACATGGAGAGCTAATGATGCAGGACGATGATCTGATCTCGCGGGCGGCGGCTCGGGACATAATAAATACATGGGGAAGACTCGCAACTGAGGACGTCCGCATGGATTTGCTACATCACGACTTGAATGCGCTCCCCGCCGTTGACGCCGTGCCAGTGATCCACGCCCATTGGATCGAATTCTACGAGGACATCATGTGTAGTCATTGCAAAGCGACGTACTATGATGATATTGTTGACACGTACCACGACCGCGTCGATTATCGCAGATATGTCGGCTTGGAACATTGTCCGCATTGTGGATCCATTATGGACGGAGGCGATGAGGATGAGGTTGGTTGACGCCGATGCACGAGTTACGGTTCAGAGTTTCGATATCGAACACGAAGAGTACGAACACACCGAGATGAGCGTCGAAGAAGCGCTGGATTTTGCAACAGACGAAGGATGCCCTCCGGTTATGGACGCGATCCCGGTCGCTTGGCTGAATAATATAATGATTTTGGCTGAAACAAGCAATATTCAGCTGTACCATGCGATATATATGGTGACTTCTGAATGGAAACGCTGGAAAGAAGCGGTCGACAAATGGGAGGCCGGGATCAACACGATCATGGAAGCGTATGGAGAATAAAGTCATAAACGGGTTGCGGTGTTGCATCGAACATGGAGTGCTTGGCGGTAAGAGTTGTCGTGGACAAAATAATTTGCTTATCGCTGAAGATACGTTTGGGTGCCCGTATAGAGACTGCGATTATTGCGCCGAGGAATTGGCTCGCGACGCATCGGCTTTGATAGAGCAATTGGGTCGTCTGGTTGAGACGTACTCAAATATGCTGGACTGGTATTCGGAGAGATATGATCGATGAAGAAGATTGAATTGTTCGTCTGTGATCATTGCGGTACGCAGTATGATACACAAGAGCAGTGTAAGCTGTGCGAATCGACACATTGCCCGCCGAAAGAGATTAAGCTGTGTCGATACATGCCATACAAGAGCGCCAAGAGATATCCGATCATGGTGCAAATTGAGATGTCCGATGGGAAGATGGTGACGTATAAGCGATGACGCGGAGTGAAGTAATTAAAGCGTTGCGGAATTGTGCCGATTGCAGTGGTTGTAAAGGTTGTGCATTCTATGACTTTAACGACGGACAAGCGCGTTGTGTAATCATGTTGTTGTCGTTGGCAGCTGACATGTTAAGCGAAATACCGTTGCGTTGCGGTAATTGTACTTGGTATATCGATGGCAAGTGTACGATGCCGCACAGAGATGTCGATTTAAAACCGGATGACTATTGCTCGATGGGGGCGTGGCACAGTGCGTAAGATTAAAGATTGGCTCATTCACCGTCTCGGCGGATACACGAAAGATGAGCAACTTTGCCGTCCGATACAATTCGTTCGTCGAGAAGTACCCATTCGGACGTTAAAGGCGCAAGTCATCGTGGGGCAAGATCACGATGGTACCGATCCGGAGATTATGTTGAAACGCAAAATTGCCGATGCAATAATGACTGCCGTCCCTTCGCCGATTGCATTCGAGTGCGAATCATATACGGTGAACGGATACTATGTGTATACCGCCACACTTAACGTGTGCATGCCAACGGAGGAATATAATGACGAGTGCTGAGATCATTAAGCTCCTTGATATTCTGATCGGTCGGGTTGAAGCGACGGGAAATGAAGCCAATGATGAGCAAGTCGAAAAGAATCTGATGAAGTTAATCGACATCGTTAATGACTGTCTCAACAGTGTGATGTTTGCGGCTGAAACTCGACACAATCTAGGATACAGTGAGCGTCGTATTGGCGAACGGGCCTTCGCCGCGATGGCAGAGTGGAATGAGTGGCTGAGTGAGCAGGTGAATGGTTAATGAATACATGCATAAAAACACACCGCTGCCACGGCAGCTTGGCGGCACACGTGTCGGTCCGGTATGTTGAAAACGAATTCAGTAAACAGAAGATGTGGATTATACGGACACCTACGTGCAATTACGCATCTTGGATTACATATCTGGACATATCTGGTCCGGACGACATTAAGTATTGCCCGTACTGCGGAGTTGAGTTGAGTGGGGAAGAGATCGGACTACAAGAAGATGGATGAGATAGCAAATAACGATATCAATGCCGGGTGCCGGAAGATCGTGAACACATCGACACCGGCTAGACGTAGGTTGCGTGATAAATTACGTCGGCAAGCGAGAGCGCGACTGGAGATATTTGTAGACCAGATTGTATCGTCGGTTGCAGATGAAGACGTAGAGAGCAAAATGGTTACGGCATTTACACCAACGGTTTGTGTTGAGGTGGTAGAGTATAATGATTGAGCGTGAGAAAGTTATCAATGGGCTGGAGTGCTGCATCAAGCGCAACCCTGACGATAAGACGAGGTGTGGCGAATGTCCGTATAATGGCGCTTGCCTGAACCGATTGAAAGCGGACGCCCTCGCACTGCTGAAAGAGCAGGATAATACGGTATGTACAAAAGAGCGGTGTCCGATGAATGCGAGCACAATTTCCGATGACTGCAATATCGAGACGTGTCCGTGGCGAACAGAAGCCGTTGAACCAAGGTTGTCTATAAGCGGGTTGTGGTACGAGTGTCCGGTTTGTGGAGGACATTTGTTGGCGTATAAAGATTATAAAGATCATTATTGCTCAGGATGCGGAAAGCGGGTGAAGTGGCGTGACTAACCGCGAAGAAGCTGTAATCCGGTTGAGAAGTTTCTTGAAAAACAAAGAATACATGGTGTTGGTGCCAAAGACGCTGCTAAGGACCATGTATGACGCGCTGGAACAAGAAGCGGTGTGTCCTATAACAATTCAGAAAGAAGTTGATTTCAGATCAGAAATTGAATACGTTTCTGCTTGCGGGAATTGCAGACATGAACTTGTACGTTATCCTAAAAAGTGGAGCTTCTGTCCGGAATGCGGAAGGGCGGTGAAGTGGTGAGCAACGTGAAACTTGTGCGAGAATTGATCCAAAAAACATTTGATTTAGGCGTATTGACCGCGTCATTGGCTATGGCTGATAGTTCCCATAATGCAGAATGGGTGAAAAGCGGATGTAAGATTAGAGATGAAGCCGGTAGCGAAATTGAAGAACTCGCCAAGAAGATCGTGTTGAGGATGGTGGTCGATGATGAGTGACTTCGTACGGATCATGCGTGGGTGGACAGCGATGTGTGAAGATGTCGACAGTTGCTCCGTTTGCCCAATGCGAGACAAATCTGTCTGTCATTGTCATGTGCAACAGCGGACTATGGCAAGAATAGTTGATATTGAACAAGATGTCGAAAGTTGGCTGAAAGACCACCCGTTGCCTTCGACACCGACTTGGATTAAATGGCTGAGTGAGCATGGCATTATCGACAGCATCGAAGATGGCAATGTGAAGCTGTTGCCCGTGGCGTACTACCCGATGGACGAAGAGATAGCGGCAAAGTTGGGGGGGGTAGAAAATGGCTGAGTTTCTCATCTGGGGTGCGTTGCTGATCGTCGGTCATGAGTTGGACCTCCTTGTGAAAGAACTGCGACTGATACGTGAAGATACGATCCGATTGGTCCGCTGGTATGAGGGGGATGAATGCAAATGATCGTGTTGGACTTCGAGATGCCGAAGAAGTGCGATGATTGCCCGCTGTGCGTTTGCTACTGTCGATGGAGCGGCGATCCGGGCGACGAATTCTGCGGCTGCACCAAGGACTCCGTCAATACGCTCTGGGCACGGCAACCTGACTTTTGCCCGATTACAGAATTTGAGCCCCGTATTAAGACGACAATGCCCCTCTAAATTTACCCTACCAAGTAGTCGTCCGAGCGGAGAAAACGCAAGCACGGTATTGACAATCATTAAATAGCAATAAAGGATGTGAATGGGTTTGATAAAGCTCGATAACGAGTATTTTGTGACAGCGGATACGCGGTCGTTTGTGCTGAATCGGAAGTACAAACCCGAAGCCCCGAAGAAGAGCGACCTGAAGCCGAGAGAGACAACTGAATCCGTTGTCGGGTATTACAGCAACATCGCCCATTTACTTAACGCGTACCGCAAAGAGCAGATGCTCAAGTGGGTCGCTGGTGAGAAACTGACGCTGGAGCAACTGTGTGACAGGATCAACGAGATGGACGCGACGCTCACCAAGAAGCTGGCGAAGTTGCAACAGATGGATCTTGGCGACGATGCGAAACCGAGGAGGCGGGGTAAGAATGAGAATGCGGAACAGACGGCCTCGTGATGCTTAGTAGCTTTGCGAAGGCAGGTATAACAATAACAATACAACAAACTGGAGGACAAGATTATGATCCATGTGAAGAAGACCGAAAACGGCGTGATGGGATTTGGTTCGATCGAAACCAAGGAAGACGTTGAGAAGCTGATCAAGAACCTGGTCGAGATTCTGAGTTGTGCTGAAGAAGAGCCGGAACCCGAAGTCGAACCTGCTCCCAACGATGATCTGTTCGATGCGCTGGTAGATGCGCTCGGCTGGGGCGAAGACGAAGAATGCGACTACGATGAGTGCGAGTGCGAGTGTGAAGACGAAGACGCGGACGAAGACGAGCGCGATGGTCTGCCTCACGTCGTGTCTGTCGGCTACACGCATGACTCCGACGAAGTGGTGATCATGAACGACCGCGACACCAAGTGGGGTCTTGCGGAAGCGTTTCTGCGTGCTGCCGCGAAAGTGTGGCCTATTGAAGATGGGGAAGACGAGAGACTGAAGGGCGCGTTGCTGGAACTGGCGGGTGTTGCCCATGAGCATGTGGACCCCGACGACTGAATTCGACACGGCAACTGAGCCGTTTGTGTTGCTTGTAGACTGGGGCGGTAGTCTGCGTCTGGTGGAGCGGAAAGCTATTAAGAATGCGACGAAAGCTGGACCGTACTTCATCGGCGTGGACACGCCGCCCATCAAACAAGAAATTGTACTGGAGGACAAGAGTCATGACCGAACTTGTACAACAGATCGAGAACCAGTGGATGACCTACAATGCAGCGATAATCAACCATTTGCATCCGGACAAGGAGAAGCAGAGGCTGGCGAACATCATGATCAATAATATGACTGATATCCTTGCCGCACTTCGGGCGTACGAACCCGCGACCGACGTGATCATCACTGGAGATAAAGACGAGCCGCCCCGCAAGACCAGGAAGAAGGCCGACTGATGGCGAGCGTAAAGTTTGAATTGCGGAACGAGGGCAAAGGATTGCATGAGTGGGATTACGTCCCGCTTTCTGAACCGAGGATCGTGAAGATGTAGATTGAAAATCGCTCTAAGCTCGACCGCACGTACACAATGAAGCTGTATGACAGCAGTCCATTGGTCTCTCAAGGTGTAGCTCCGATGTCCGAGCCGGTTACGGTCACATACTTGGACTTGGATCGTCTCATCAGCAAATGCGAGCTGACGAAACTGGAGCAGCTCGTCCTGGACTTGTTGATGCGCGGATACACGCGGAGTGATATCCGGGACGACACGAACTTGACAATGGAGACAATTGTTTCATTGTTGACCTCGGCAGTTGAGAAAATCGTGGAAATGAACGAGTACGAATGGCACAGAAGTCATAGACAGATACGTCGTGACACATAAACCTCGTTGTCGTTTAATATATATAGGATGAGGGGATTTAGATGGCAAGCACATTGCGCATCGTTGATCTGAATGGAAAAGTCATCAACGTGGTCAAGGGACAAGACCAAACATGGCGCGAAGTCGTGTCGAGAGCAAACCTGCCGGCGCGTTTTGAGTTTTGCCTCCGCCATTGGATGAGCGATGATCCCATCGACACGGCGACAGAGGAACACATCAAACAATACCTCGATCGTGTCGGGTATCTGCTCATTCAAGACAAGCCAGATTCGACCATTTTGACAGATTACAAAGAGTTGCGCGATAAAGTGGCGCTGATCCCTGTGTCTGGGTTGCCCCAGCTAGAGAATTTGTTTTACGGCAGCCTGGACGAAATGACAGATAGCAATGTCGTGCCGGGCAGAGAGTCGTCCGAGCGGATGACCAAAGTCGAAGCAAAAGTGTATGGCGCGTTGATGCGACCGAAGAAGATCCCGAAGACGATCACGAAGCTGCAAGAGAAGCGCAAGCGAATTGATCAAATGCGGGCAACTTATCCTGGCGTCGTGACGGAGTTCATTCGTGTCGACACAAATAATGAGTTTGAGTATCATGGTGTGCGGTATAAGGTTTCTTGGAAGCAATATGAGCCGAAGGTAGTATGCGGCGATCTGCTGTATGACATGGATCACATCGTGTGCATTATGGCAGATGACGGTGCGCATTTTTACGACGAAGATTTCGTCGAGGTAACGGATCACGTCTGTGTGGCGTGACCCCAACGGGGCGTAGTAGAATTGGCATATACGGGGGACTCTAAATCTCCGCCGTTTTATGGGTTCGAATCCCATCGCCCCGACCAAAGGAAGAAGGTGGACGGTATGGACAGGAATGCGGTATTGGCTATTTTGAATAAAGTGACTGGCGCTTCGGATTAGGACTGGAGCGAGATCGCGGAGCTCTATCATCTCGACATGCACCCGGATACCCTGCGTAAAGCTGGTGCCGGTGTGAAGATGGTGGCTGATGCTGGACTATTGGCTGTACCGAACACGGAAAATAAATACCGTGACGAATACATCGCGAAGAAGCAATTCTTCGACCAGCGTCGTGAGTACAACGCGGTCTTGGCCCGAGAAGCACGGGGAGATCATCTGCTGGAGTGTCTGCGTGAGTCGGCTGAGAAGCTGAATGAGCAGATGCCTTTGCTCAATAAAGGTGGAGCATCGACACAGACTTCGACGACGGAGGCTGTGTTGGTGTTGACCGACTGGCATTACGGTATGGTTGCCAACAACGTATGGAACAAATATGACACGAACATCTGCAAAGAGCGACTGGAAGAGCTTCGACAAAAGGTTGCCTATAAGCTGGCTCTCCATGATGTGACAATACTCCATGTGTTGGTGTTGGGTGACATGGCGAACGGTGCTATCCATGTGACGAGTCGTGTCGCGGCTGAAGAGCACGTGGTAGATCAGCTGATGCAGGTCAGCGAACTTATCGCTGAGTTCGTGGATGACTTGGCCAATCGAGTACAATACACTCAAATCTATTGCACCTACGGCAATCACATGCGGACGGTCCCGAACAAGAAGGACTCTATCCACGCGGACAATATGGAACGGATTATTCCGTGGTGGCTGGCACAGCGCTTTAAGACGCGTGACGACGTCGTGGTAGCTGAGACCGGAAAAGACGAGATGCTCCGGGCTGTGGTGTGCGGCGCTGAAGTTTGCGCGGTGCATGGCGATCTGGATGGTGGCAAAGACGCGGCGCTGGCTCTGAGCCAGATGTACGAGCGGGCTTTCGGTCGGAAGATGCAGTATCTCTTCACCGGTCACTATCATTCAATGCTCGATACGGAGAACTACGGCATCACGTCGATCCGGGCGGGCGGGATGTGTGGCGTCGATGAGTACGCGAAGAACGCGCGATTGTTTTCGACACCGTCTCAGACATTGGCAATATTTGATCGTGGCGAGCTGGACGCACTGTATCATATCCGGTTGAGGTGATAACATGGCAAAGAAAAGTCCTGAAAAGATGTGTCTGCGTTGCCATGAGATCAAGCCGTAGGATGAGTTCTATCACAACCGCGGTTGGGCGGAACAGCAGTACGCTGATACGGTGTGTCGCGAGTGCGCCAGATCATTGGTGCATTGCAAAGACGACGCTCGTAAATATTGCTGGGATAACAATCGCGTCTGGAATGACAAGATATGGGACGCCGCCCATAACAAAGCGATGTACATGCTGGCGAACAACAAAGAGTACCTCAGCAAAAATACATCGAAAAAGAGAAAAGACGAAATTGAGCTGGCTTATACGTCAACTCAATTTTTTGCTGTCATGAACACCGCGCCGCTGTATCGGTTTGTGGAGAACCGAGACGATGAGTACGATCCGGACTCTGTAGCCGGTACGACCCAGGAACTCGGCACCACACGGGATGACGACGAACTGGTCTGGAGCGACGAGTGGAATGGCATGTACAAGAAGCGGGAGCTTCGGTATCTGGATGATTATTTCCAACGGTTGCAAGATGAATTCGTCATCGACAACGTAAACCGTGAGGACTACGCCCGACGGGTGGCGAAGGCGTCACTGGAAGCCGATAATAAATACCAGAAGATGCGGCAGGGCACTGGCACAGCGAAAGAGTGGCAGGAAGCTCAGAGCATGTTTGACATGCTGAGCAAGTCAGCGTCGTTTGCTGAGAGCCAGAGAAAAGAAGTCGCCAACACGTCGACGAACGCGTTGTCCACTATCATCATGGACATCGAACTCAACCACCACAATGAGATGCCCAAGGTGACATTTGAGAAAGACGACATCGATCTCATACTCAGAGACTTTGGCTTTACCGGGGAGGCTATCGCGTAATGCCCCGTATCGATCAAGTTAAAGATATCAAGAATTACGCGCAGTGGTGGACTCAGATATAGTTCTGGCGGACGCACCTGGACGTGTTTATTCAGCAATACTTCAGTGTGAAGCTGAAAGACACGCAGCAAGTCATCGCGAGAGCGGTCGGTCTGGCGAGTAACAGTCGGATCGTGAAAAGCCGCGGATATGGCAAAACATGGCTGATCGCCTGGTGCGCTGTGGCGATTGCAATCTTGTATCCCGGCACCTCGATCGGTGTCGTGTCGGCCACTGCCGCTCAAGCGACACTGGTCTTGAAAAAGATCAAGAAGTTCACGCGGCAATATTCAATCCTGGCCGGCGAGATGGTGTCGACCGGCAAAGACTTCGTTCGTATCTCGAAGGATAAAGGTTACTGTGAGTTTTTGAACGGCTCGTCCATCGAGTCGTTTTCGATCAACCAGGTTGTTGGTGAGCGTACCAAGGTGCTGATCATTGACGAAGCGCCCAGAGCTAACGAACAGGATATCAAGAAGAACGCCGAGCCGACGCTGAACACAACGCGTGACTGTTGTATCCAAGGTGGTTACGATGACTTCAGCTCGAAGATCATCTATATTACCTCCGCCTGTTTGAAGAGTAACTTCTTCTACAGGGACTTCGTGAAAGCCTATGAAGCGATGCGGAGTGGCGACCCGACATCATTTGCGTGTGTGTTGAATTATCAGAGCGCCGTGCGATGCGGGTTGACGAAAGCCAGTTATTTTGAAGGTCGGAAGAAAGCGTTGCCGGAGAGCGTATTTGCCACGGAATATGGCAGTTACTTCCTCGGCGCTGAAGCCGGTACGCTGTTCCCGTTCGACTTGACGGACACCGTGCGGACACTTCGCCGCGTTGAAGCGAAACAGCCGAAGAACAGCAAATGCTGGTACATCATATCTATTGACTTGGCCAGTTCCGATGCGAAGGGCGCGGACAACGCTGTGCTGGTGGTCATCAAGTGCGTGGACAAAGAAGACGGCACCGTGATGAAGAACGTGGTGTACATCCGATCGTATCACGGCTGGCGACTGAACGCGTTGGCAAATGAAGTGCGCAAAGTCTATGTTGCGTTCCCCGGAACAGTGCGTATTATCTACGACGCGAAGGGATTGGGCTTTTCGTTTGCACAATTCTTCTCCGAGCCGTGGATCGACGACGCAACCGGTAAAGAGTATGAGCCGTGGACAGACGAGCATACCGCGATCCCCGGCGCGAATCCAATATTGTTTGCCTTCAAAGCGACGCCGGTGTTGAATGTGCAACTGGTATCTACGTTGCGCGTGGCGTTGGAGCAAAAAACAGTGGCGTTCCCGGTGCCAAGCACGGATATCGACGACGTGATGGTGTCGGAGGAAGATGACGACGAAGGCGAGAAGATCGTCCGGCTGTCGATGGAGGAGAGTGCCATTTATCTGGAGGCCGACGCTTTGCAAGTGGAGCTTGGATCCATCGTATCAAAGAGTACGATGGCCGGCAACGTCGTTTACGATACCGAAAAGAAAAATCAACACAAAGACAGATACTCGGCGCTGGCGATGGGCGTATGGTACATCAGCCAGGTCGAGGACGATAATAAACGCCGGTTGCGGAACCGGGGCAATGCTTGCATTGGCATTGTTGACAGCTTTTGATGGGAGGAAAAAGTATGGCGGCATTTTGGAGACGGGGGAATAAGACGCAGCCCGTTGAGCCCCCGAAAGTCCGTCCCGCCGTATGCGTGAGCGGCGAGGAAGCCAAGGTTGATGTTGGGCTGACTTATGACAACTCCAATATCACGATGGCAGCTTGGATGCCCGGAGTGGACTACCGCGCCATTCTGATGGACAAGCAAGCGCACATCTATGACCTGTACGCCTAGGCGGACTACTTCGTCGACGCGGATCCCATTTTTCGTGGCATCATCAAAGGTGTTTACACGCCGTTCAGTGTTTCTGAATGGCGGTTGGAGGGCACCAATGACCGGGTCAAGGAAAAATACGAAGACTATTATCTGCGCATTCACTTGCGGGATAAGATGTGGTCGATCTTTTATCAGTACTTCAAGTATGGGCAAGTGTTCGTTTACTTGAAGGATGATGGAGATATTATTACATTGCCGCCTCATCGGTGTCGTATTGCGAACGTGATGGTGGCTGGCGAACCCATTGTGGAGTTCAATGCGTTGCAGGTGGCCATTGACCTTGGCTATCGCAAATACGATTCGCTCCAAAAATGGTTAGAGGACGACAAATTCGAGGTGAGGATGAGAGGCTATCCCCCCGAAGTAACGACCGCCCTGAAAGATGGCAAAGAGTGGGTTCAGCTGAACCCGATGAGGACGTTCGTTTTGCAGGACATCAAAGAAGACTGGTTGCGATATGCTATACCATTGATCGCGGCGGCACTGCTTGCGCTTCAGAAAAAAGCCATGATCTCGAATTACGAGAACTCGACTTTGAATATGATGGTGCATAGCTTCCTCCACGTCCAGTACGGTGACGCGACCAAGAACGCTGATTTCCTGCCGAACCAAAACGAGCTTCAAGCTCTGAACACTCTGTTCAAAGCGGCCATGTCGAAGAATGGCACTGGCATCGCGACCACGAACGTGTTTGCGAAAGCACAGTTCATTCAGCCGGACATCAACGACCTGTTCGACAACGACCTGTACTCCAATGTCAACAACGAGATTCTCTCGGCTGGCGGCATCAGCGGTATCATCGTGAACGGGTTGGCAGAAGACGGATCGAGCTTCGCCAGCGCTCAAGTCTCCATGCAGACGGCGGCGTTGCGCATCAAACAAGCGCGGGACAACTTCTGTGAATTAATGAACAAGATCAACGTGCGTCTCAACGGCGGCATCCTGCCTCGGAGCAAAGACGAGAACGTGCCTACGTTCAAGTTCCCGCCGGTTGATCTGACGGGGAGCGGTAAGTTCTATGAGACTTGCCTCAACCTGTGGAAATAGGGCGTGCTGAGTACCCGGACCATGATGGACGCTCATGGGTTCGACATGGAGCAGGAATTCAGACGGCGCACCGATGAAGACGATAGCGGCGTTACGAAAACCATGTCGCCACGTCAAGAGACGCAAAACGAGGAGAGCGACACAAACCAAAGCACCGACACCGACGTCAGCAAAAAGGTCGGTCGACCGACACTTACCAATGACGAACGGCAAAGCGATCCGGCTGATGCTTTGACTGGACGGCAACCGAAACCGAGCTCTCCGGATGGATCACTTTAATCACACTGTCGGCTCCTCCTAGCCGACGGAATGATAAATGAGGTGGCAAACATGCAGAAATTTGTTATGGCCGCTTCGGACATTTCTCTGGATTATCCGCAGAGTAATGAAATTTACTTTTCTGTAACAATGCGGATGCTGACAACGGAAACCAACTAGAATGGCGTCCGTCTGACCGCTGGTTTTATCGACGATATTGCAACGCATGCGGAAGAATATGTATGTATGCCGCTGTGTGCCGACGTGGATCGGCTGGCTCGCGGCTTGGACATCGGCCTCACTCACATGTATGATGAGCAACGGCAGGTGTTCGAAGCGCCGCAGGTCGGCAGTTTTTTTGAGGTGCATAGAGAAGACGACGAGCACGGAGTTAGCTTGGTCGGCACGGCTAGAATTAACAAGCGCAATGCCAATGTGACTGATAAGATCATCGAGATGTTCAACACCAACCGGCTCAAGTTCAGCTTTGAAATTTGGGCGAGTGAGGTGTACGAAGAGGACGGAGTGACGGTGGTTGACGCCGCGCCGGGTAACCGGTTGACGGCGATGGCTATCGTTACCACGCCGGCTCTCCCCGCTGCTGTGGCTCTGAACCTGGCGGCGGAGGTGGATATTGACGCGTTCCGTGGCAAAGTCTATGACTTGCTGTGGACGAAGTATCCGAGCGAGTGCTGGAACGTTGTCTGGATGGGTTTGGATTACGCCGTTATTTACTTTTCTGAGCACGGCAATATGGTACGCATTGCGTATCGTATGGATGGTGACAAACTCGTCGAGACGGAGGAATACGAAGTTGGCTTCGCACGAATTGACGAGGTGAGTGACAACATGAATATTACGCTGGCAACCGCCGAGGTGACCAACGTGGAGACCCCCGATGTGAACGAGGTGTCCGCTGTTGCCGATGCGGTTATCAATACTGACACAGTGGAGACTCCCGCTGTGGAAACCGAGACTGCTGCTTGCGGCGATCCCGAAAACGCGGCTTGCGATGACAAGACGGCGGAGGTCGAAAACGACATCGATGACGACATCAAAGACGAGTCGGACGACGATGCCCATGACCTGGAAGAGATGCGTCGAGAGCTGGAGCGCGTGAACGCTGAACTGGCTCGATACAAGGCGGCTGAAGAAGCTGCGAAGATGGCGGAGAAGCGTGCCGCCGCAAAAAAGTACGCGGAGCGTGAACACCTGAATCTGGAAGCGGAAGACGTTAAAGCGGCGATCGATAACGCCGACTATGAAGCGCTTGCTGCTGCCGTGATGGCGAAGCCCGCGGACGACAAGAATGAAGAAGCCTACCGTGTTACCGCGGAGATCAAGCTGTCTCCCTATGGCAACATGTTCGAGAAGGCGAACTGAGGAGGATATGCAATATGGCTGGTTACATGACTAAGCTGGTCGGCTCTGATGGCATTTACGACGGCAGCTACAAGGCTGGCGAAGTGCTGACCAATGGTATTTTTGTCAACATCGCTGCGGATGGCACCGTGAAGAAGCTCACCGGCGCTGGCAGCATCGAGATGCGCGTTCGCGAGAAGACCACTCTGTGGGGTCTGCCCGCTGTGATTCTGGACGTCGTCCTTGAGGGCGATGGTACTGCGTACTTTGTGGAGCAGGTCGAGCCCGGCGTTCGTGAAGAGTGGAACGACATCGCGAATGAGATCAAGATCGGCGAGTTCGTGCGTATGCACAAGCCTCTGCTGGGCGAGCAGCTGATCATGAGTGTTACTTCCGAAGTGCTGGCGACTCTGGCTGAGGGCGACACTGCGAAGCCCGCTGCCGGTGGTACCATTGCGAAGAAGTCTGCCTAAGGAGCGTGAAATATAATGGAAACCATCACCAAGGACATGAATATTGTTAAGGCGTAGGCTGCTGACGCCCGCCACGAGTCTCTTGACTCTAACGTCCGCGAGAACATGAACAAGGTCGTTCATGAGCTGGCAGCGGATCGTAACCCCATGAACCTGTATCAGATCGGTCAGCTGATGGCCTTCACTGTTGAAGAGCTGGAGCGCCCCATGACCAACTGGCTGGATCTCGTTGCCGATCATAAGCGCATTGGCGCTGGCGACGAAGCCGCTTTCCGCACCACCGCGAACGGCATCCGCGCCGTCATCCAGGCCAAGGCTGGCACCACTCCCCGCAGCCGCGTTGCCGACAAGCAGATTGTCGTTGACACCGTTGCCGTGTCTGTGCGTCCCGCTGTGAACCTGCTTGAGCTGGCCTCCGGTAAGATCAACTTCGGTGACCTGGCCATGTATGCCGCTGTCGAGCTGGCCAACAAGAAGACTCAGTATGTGCAGCAGGTGCTCGACGCCGCCGCGACTTCCTTCGCCTCTCCTTTCTACGGCTCTGGCGCTGGTATCGTTGCCGCGACCTTTGATCCCATGGTGCAGCACTGGATGCGCACCGGTGGCGCTGCGATTATCGGTGACATCGCTGCCGCACAGAAGCTGGCTCCTCTGACTGGCTTCACCGCCTCCACCAACTCTCAGTGGGGCAATGGCATTATCGAGGAGTTCAATCGCACTGGCCGCATTGGCACCTACAAGGGCGCCCAGGTTGTGCAGACTGTGAACCCCTATCTGCCTGACGACGTGACCCCTGTGCTGAATATCAGCAAGCTGTATATCGTGCCCACCACGATGAACACTGATGCCCGCAGCCTGAAGGTCGTCGAGCAGGGTGGCGTGATCTCCGTGGAGAACACTTCCATCAACGAGCTGACCTACGAGGTCCGCATGGACGAGCACTTTGGTGCCGCCGTCGTGTACGGTGTGCAGCCCACTGTGTCCGTGTACTACGACTCTACTCTGGGTTAATGCTAAATGTTGGTCGGCAGAGAGACCTTAAACCTCTGACCATCGGCGGGGCTCTTTACTGAGCTCCGCCTACTATTTATGCGAAAGGTGAAGGTTTGATATGGCTGACAGGGTACGAATTATCAACGAGAGCACGCATGATGTCGGTCTCGTTAATCAGAATGGCATTGAATACAACATCCGTCCTGGCACGTTCATCACGTTGACGAAGGACGACTGTGAATATATGGTGGCAATTGCTCCGAAGCTGTTTGCCCGTGAAACACGTGGTGCTGAACTGCGCATCGACAATGAAGAGCTGGCGAAGGATTTGAATATTGTTGCGCCCGGTGATCCAACACCGGCTTCTGAATCGGTCATCCGGAAGGCGTTAGGCGGCTCGGTGAACTCGATCAAGAAGTATGTTGCCGAGATCGAAGATGCGTACACCATTGACGCGATTGTTCAGGTTGCGCACAAGATGGATCTTCCGGTGAGCAAAATGAACGTGCTCAGGGAAGCCTTCCCGAACAAGTTTATCAACGACTAAAAGTGGGGTGCAGGGCGATGACAGATTAGACGACATGGATGGACGACCTGTATCTGGATGTCCAATGGCAACGCATCCCCGTGGCGATGACGAAGATCGAAGAGATGCAACTCCTGTCTCGTTGTTTTGTACACGGCCTCGAATCTATGTTTATCGCCACTGGCAAAGCGATGCAATTTGACGCGGACTGGCTGACGTTTTCGGACGAAGGCGTGCTTGTCTCAACGACCCAGGACTTGAAAATAGACGAGCTCCGGTACGCGTTTTTGAAGGCGAAAATCGAATTCTTCAAGCGGGTCCAAACTGACGTGAACAACATCGTTGGCTACACCACCGACGCTTTGACTGTGACAAACGCGGACAAACCGTATCAAAACTTATCACAGACGATCGAAGGTCTGGAGAAAGAATTGCGTCAGATTTTCTACACGATGATCCGACATGCTTATCTGTGAGGTGAGCGGGATGATTGTGAAAGAAACACTTGCGACACGAAGCGGAGGCAAACAAGTCGTCATGACGCCGTTCAACGACTATTGCGATCATCTGAGGGTGGACGTATTCAAAGCGCTTGGCGACGTCGAAGCAATGTGCGAGATGATGACTGGACAGTGTCGATGCGATTGGACAGAAAATGAAGTCGAAGCGTATAGCAAAGTGCGGTCGCGGCTTTTGAACCTGGCTGGCGCTGTGGCGCGTTAGCCCCAGAACTAGGAGGGGTGACGATGCAGAAACCAGCGGTCGTGCCGGCGAACTAGACGCCGAGCAATCGGACTTTTTACTAGCCGCCCACCATTCAGAGTGACTATACAAATTTGCTATGGCAAGATCATCCGCATTTCACAGAGACGTTTGAGCTGGTCCATAGTTGGATTGAACATTTGCGTACAGATGACCCTTAGTATATTCGCGCTACGTACTTCCCTGTTGACTGGAAGAGTAAGGTCGGCAATTCCGACGCGAGCGCGAACTTCAAGACGGATTGGAACAATCTGATCTGGAAAGGGGACTATATCATCCGCGATGGCGGGGAGATATTGCTTCTTACTTGGGATGTCAAAGAGCACATGAACAACCAAGCGACACAGGCTCAGATATGCAATTTGAAGCTGACGCTGGTTCGGCATGTTCAAGCTCAAGCAGATGAGCGCGGCTTCATGGAAGTACCGGCTCATGACGAGTATGTGCTTTATGAGCACCCGGCGACGTTCTCGCCGTACGCTGGTCGCCCGGACTACATTGCGACGGCGAACGTGCCAGGTATCAATGCAGACGCTTTGATGAGCGGACAAATCCAGTTCAATGAAGAGACGAAGAAGATGACCATTAACGACGAGTTTGAGTACGGCGGATTTACGTATCGACTGATCAACGTGGACTGGTCTGAAGTCAACTACGATAACACGGCTGGCATCATCAATTTCAACTGTAAACGAGTGGCAGGTGGTATGAATGCTCCAGATTGATGAAGCGGCTGATTTCAAGTTCAATTCTTCGACTCTGATGAATCGGTTGCGGCCAGTTCTTGTACCCGCTATTGAAACGGCGGCAGATCAATATATCAAAAAAATGGGGCAACACGCCAAAGAAACGACAGCGGTTGGCAAAACGGGGCAAGGAGCTCCCGGCGCTCGGGAATGGCGTTCAGATGTCGGTAATGACCTAAAACGCATGAACCTTCAAGTGTCCGTTGATGCCATTGAAATTGATGTTGGTATCTATGGTGATGAATCTTTGCAAAAACGCGTTGAAGTCATCAACACTGGTTCTGGTAATAAAGCTGGTGGGGCAGCAATGGAATATGGCCCCTATGGTCGTAGTGTTTGGAACGACGATTTAAGCGGGCGGACCACTAGCAAGACGACACGAACTGGAGATATGCCGGATGGATTCAACAATACCGGTAACCAATTTGCTCAGAAAGCCAAGGATGAAATGGAGAATGAAAAAGAGCGGATTGTGCAACACGCGTTGCGCCATATATCACCAACATTGTTGGAAGGTGTTATTCATCAGTGAAAGGAGGAGAGCCCATTGATCGTGACAAAAAGCTGGGCGGATAGATGGAACGATATCCAGCGCGATGTGCTCTTCCCCGATGAAGAGCTCAAGCAGTTGATGATGATTCCGGACGGCACGAACATCGTGACATGGATCCGGAAGTATTTCGTTTCAGAGGCGCTTTGCACCGAGTTGGTGACAGATGAAGATGTCCGTGTGCTTTGGTATGAAGATCAGAGTTCACATACAAACAACCCGTTGATCAACAACCGCAAGATGTGCTTTGATATATATGTGAAACAAGCCCACAACAACGACGCAACAAACGACTTATTCGTTAGCCGTGGAAAACTCATTGCGCAAAAATTACAAGAGATCTTGACATTCCCGGCGACTGTTGGGCGTGTAAAATTTTTCTATGTCGACGACTACGACGTCGGCACAAAGATGGTCGGATACGTACGACACCATTTGGTCGTGTCGTATCTGGCTGGACATGCGTAATAACAACACAGCCAGCGATAGGAGGAGCCGACTGTGACGTTATATATCGACTCTTATTAAGGAGGAAAACTGTATGGCTTATATTAAGACCCCTATGGGCTTTGTGTCCAACGCACCTCATATTTAGTTCCAGCGTTGTGACGGAGCTCGCTTTTACAGCGATACCGGTACTGCTGGTAGCATGACCAATACGGACAACTCGACCGCTGTTTACGGTGGCTGGGCGAAGTCTCCTATCGGTTATATTGAGGGCGACTCCACCATGGAAATTTCTTACACCGACGCGATGTTCTATCAAGACATGTTCTCCGTGTCCAGCGCCGGTACTGAGGTGACCACGAAGGATACCGCGGTGCGTGGCGGCGGCGTTTACACCGTTAAGACCGGTCCGATCGTCGAACTGCCGTTCCAGGTGAAGCTGGACACCATTCAGATTCACGGCTTTGATGTGTAGGGTACTGGCACCGCCGCTGCTGGTAAGCCTGTTGCCGCGTATGACAGCACCAACAAGAAGACTACGATTACCTTTGCTTCTGGCGATGTGGCGGTTGGCGACGACCTGATCGTGACTTATGAGCGCCGTGTGGCCAGCGCCGATGTGGCTACGATTACCACTAATGGCAGTTCTTCTCGTGGCAGTCTGACGATGACTTGGGCTGTTATGAGCGATGGCAGCGACTGCTCTCAGGCTTCGATCGTTGGTTTCCTGCATCTGCAAGTGCCTCGCGTCATGGTTACCACCCGTGCGTCTCTGGACACTTCCCGCGGCACGGCTGCGACACCTAATATCGTGTTTGCTGCCATCGACGCCCACCGTGGTGATCAGAAGTGGTACGATCTGATTTGGGAACCCCTGGAGGATGGTGCTATCAGCACTGATTACGCCGAGGGCGACTTTGTTTGGGATATTTAACCCGACAGATGGGGCTGGGTAACACCAGCCCCTTTATTTTGTAAAGGAGAGGTCACGGTGAAGGTTAAGAAGGTACCGGATATTGGCATGGCGGAGAAAGAACTGCCGATGGTTGGCGCACCGGAGAACACAGTTACTGTGGCGGGGTCGCTGATTGAAATCAAGCCGACCAAGCTCAAGTATTTGCGCAACGGAACGGCGAATTTTTTTCGGCTCATCGAACGGATGAGCATACTCGACATTGTGCAATTGCCGTCTGGCGCGTTCGGCGAAGATGACGATCGTGATGGTGACAAAGCCATGATGGATTGGCTCATTGCCGCGACGGATAACCCGGAGTTTGTGCAAGAACATTACGATGAATTTGACACAGAGCAGATCCTGCGCGTGTGTGATATTTTTAAGCGAGTCAACAAATTCGTGAAAGAAGACGACTCAAAAAACGCAGTAACCCCGGCGGAGGCATAACGATCGACCGGGGAATGGCGCTCATTGCCGCGCATCTGGGCATTATAGACGAAGATGCAATTTTGGACATGACCTTTGACTGGTTTAACGAAGTGCTCGAAGTATTGGGTGAAGTGGTAAACTACAACGCCGTGGTGAATTACGCGGGCAACTCATTCTGCGAAAAGTCGTGGGACATGATCCTGGATAACAATCCGATGTTGAAGGGGCAGATACTGACATCTGACCAGCGTTCGTGGGAACAGTTTTTCAACACGGCAAAAATTCGGACGATAACCAAAGGAGAACGGAAAAATGGAGAAGAAAATGGTGGTTTTGGGGCAGGAGGTTTCGGTTAAAAACCACGTCGGCTATCAACAGAAGATGGACGCGGCGGAGGAGTATGTTGCGATGTCGGCAGTGTTCGATGAAGAGCATGGGCTCTGCTATATGTCTCCGTATGAAGAAGCCGTGAAGAAATACATGAAGCTCAAGACGTATACTGGACTTGACATGAGCAACTACAACGGCATCGACGGTCTGTGCCGATTGATGGACGACATCGACGAGGTGCCCATCGACGAGTTCGAAGGATTCGTTGACGACGACTGGGTGATCATTTACAACCTGGCTTACGTGATCTATTGTAACGTGTCGGATGTGTTCGAAAAAGAGCATTCTCTTGAACATCGCGTTAAGACCAGTTTCGGTTTCCTGCTGGACGGTAAAGACTTGACTCAGACATTGGCGGAAGCGCGTGAAGTCAACGAGCAGATGATCGACCATCTCGGCGCGATCGCTAAGACGAAAACACAGCCTATCGATATGGCGCAGTATGCAAAGAAGCGCAAGTAATATGAAGTGAGGAGTGACGCTGAATGGCGGACAATCTGGTATAGGGGAAACTGCGGTTTGATACGTCGTAGATTGATAAACAATTGTCCGACGTCACGGCGAAGCTAAACGAAGTCAAGAAGATAGCGGCGCAAGCGAAACAAGTTGCCGGTGCGACAAAAACCGCGTCGCGGTCATCTGCCTCCAAGAGTGCGTCAACATCTGCGGACAAAGAGCAGTTGCGTATTATCAGAGAACTGAAGACATATACAACTGATTTAACAAAAGCGCAACGTGAATATGTCACAGCACTCAAGACGGGCAATGCTGAAAACGTGAACTATTGGAGCAATGAGACCAATAGAATAAAGGCATCTATCGATGCCCATAAAGAACAGGCGTCTGCGATCGACATGAGCCGCAACAACAGGGCTAAGTTGAACAAAATTATTGCCGATACTGAAGCGGCTGAACGAAAGCAAACTGCTGCGGCTCAAAAGTCAATCGATAAGCTCCATGAGCAAAAGACAGCCACGCAACAAACCAGCAAAGAGATGCAACAGCTTGTGACACAGGCCGAGCGTTGGATTGCCACGATGGTCGTCATGCGTGGACTCCGTAATGTATGGAACGGTATGACGGAGTATGCCAGGAGCTACTACGACGCAATGAACGAGATTCGCATCGTGACCGGCTATACCGAAGAGCAAGCGGAGCGACTTGGCGCGTCTTATCGTGCTTTGGCGGCAGACATGAGTGTCAGCTCGCAAGAGATCGCCAAAGCGGCCGTGGAATACTGGCGTCAGGGCTTGGATGAGAGCGAAGTTGAGCAGCGGCTGAAGTACACGACTGTGTATGCCAAGATCAGCGCGATGGACTTCCAGCAAGCTGCTGAACTGATGACAGCAGCGACGAACTCGATGGGCATGTCTGCTGATCGTGTTGCCGATGTGTGGGCGTATCTGGGTGACGCTTCCGCTTCCGGTGCGGATGAAATTGGTATTGCCATGCAGAAAGTATCCGCTGTTGCCGACCAAGCCGGTATCTCGTTTGAATGGCTTGGATCTTACATCGCGACATTGTCTGAAAAAACGCGACTGGCTCCCGAGGCGATCGGCACGGCCATGAACTCCATCCTGTCGAGATTGCAACAGATCAAACAGAAGGGTTTCAATGACGAAGATGTTTACAAAATCAACGATATCGCGAAAGCTCTCGGTTCGCTAGAAAAGCCAATTGCTCTCATGGATGAAGCAACGGGTGAGTGGCGTAACTTCCCGGACATCCTGAACGACATTGCCGATCAGTGGGGCAACTTGACCGACAAAGAGCAAGCGTACATCGCAACGACTATGGGCGGCACCCGTCAGCGCAACTTCTTGCTGACTCTGCTTAACGATTTGAGCAAGTCGGCTGAAGGCGGTAGTCGTGCTTGGGAACTGTATGCCGGTGCGCAGAACGCGGCTGGTGTCGCGATGGAGAAATATGCCATTTACGAAGAGAGCGTCGAAGCGGCGCAGGGCAGATTGAACGCGGCGCTGGAAGAGTTCTATTCTATCCTGATGAACGGCAATATTATTCGTGGGTTTTACGATATGCTGACCTCGATTGTGCAAACGGTAAACAATGCCGCAGATTCGATGAATGGGCTTAATGTTAAGTTGGCTCTTGTGTCTGGCGGTGTTGTTCTTCTTGCCGGTGGAATCAGCAAAATTGTCGGAACAGCTAAAGCTGCGGCGGCTGCGATGACGGCGACTGGTGCGGCGGCTGGAGCGGCAGCTGGCGGTGTTTCATTGTTGAATTTGGCGCTCACAGCTACGGTTGCCGGTGTCGTTATCGGCGGGTTGTTAACGTTGGCCGGTACTTTTACGAATCTTGAAGCTAAAGCAAAAGAAACAGCAAAAGCGGTTGCCGAGTTCAATAAAAAGCTGGACGAAAACAATTCGATGGCGCATAAAATGAACGACGAATCCGAGGAGATTAAACGCCTTGGGTCAAGCTATGGCAATGCTCAGTCTGATGTGGACACCTTCCTACAGAAGCGAGAAGCACTAATGAAGCAGTTCCCGGAGCTGAAGGGACGACTGACGACAGAAGTAAACAGTGTTGATGATCTGGCCGCTGGATACAGCGAGATGGCCGAAGCCCTCGACAAGGTATCTGAAAGCTATATTAGAGCAAACACTTACCAAGCCATTGGTGGACTAAAAGAAGCTCGAAATAATTTAGGGAATGCAAGACTCGCTTATTATGGCGGAAGCAATAATAATACGCTTTATCAGTTGCGACGGGTGAACAGAGACAATACGCTCTATGAAGGTGTACATGCAAACTCATCCGTCAACTTAAAAAATGCGTCCATTCAAGACCTCCAAGAAATGGAGACGCTGGCCCAACAATACATCCAAGCTATGGAGAACGACTTGGATGCAAACATAAAAGTATATGACAATAAAACGATTGCGAACATTAGAGCCAGAATTGCCGAGTGGCGCACCTTGCTATACAACGGTGTTGAAAAAGAATTGTTCGAAAAGCAAGCAGAAGCAAATAGTCGAATAAAAGAGAGCGTTAAAACTTTTGTAACAGCTGCGCTGGATTCTGTACGAAATCCAGATATTCCGGTTCAGGATATACCAAATCTAATCGACGCCATCATGGGTCTCGATTGGGACGACCGGATGTATACAGACGAAGGTGTTATAGAGACTCGTATCGACATGATCGTGTCCACATATTTGGATGCAATTGCCAATGCCCGTGATAAAATTAATCAAGCAATTGATGAACTTGACGGAGAGATGCCCAATATACTTGGCAATGTGAATCTCAAGAATCGTCCCAAGGTTAGCTCGTCTGCGTTGGATCGTGCTGGCTGGGGTGGTGGAGATGGAGATTATGCAACGATATTGTCTCAGACGTATAGCGCTGGTATTGGTGGACGTGCCAATGGTTATGACTGGCAATTTGACAAAAATGTTGTTATCGATGTGACGCCGATTCTTCCTGACGGTACTGTACTGAGTCCATATGAACTTGAACAATATCTCGACGGCATCATAAATAGTGGACTCGACTTGATGGAAGCCGACAAAACAGATAACGGTGGCAAGGGGCTTTTGCTTAGAGTTTCGGATGTTAAAGGCACGCTCGATGAAGCCTATGCGGAAGCGGAACAATTCACCGAAGAACTGCATAATCTGCAAGCTGATTATTACGACGAAAGTGCCCAAGGCATCACTGACGCGTGGGTTCAAAGCATGGTTACTTCTCTTCGTGAGTCGCTGGTAAGCGATGCTCAAATCGCAGAAATCATGTGGCCATATTTCGAACAGCTTGGTGTTGCATATAAAGACATGATTGCCCAACTGTTCGGCAATAGTGAGGTGGGTGCTGGCGGCAGTGGCGGTGGGACGACGGATTTCGATGCACAACTTTCTGAAGCCTTTGCCCTTCTCGAAAGAGTCCAGACGTTGCGCGAATCCATTACCGAAATGGTAGAATCCAGCACTTTGAGCGAAAGCATTCTCGATGCCTTGAAAGCTCTCTTTACACCAGAAGATTGGCAAGCTCTCTTGGATAGTGCCGCCGACGAAATGGGCAACCTCGATTTTTCTTTGCTCATTGATGCGTTACGCAATGCCTTAGCCGAAGCCGAATCTGAGATGGAGGGCAACACGCTCATCGCGGCTCTTGGTCTGGGCGAAGACAGCGAAGCGGCAGTCCAAGCGGCCATCGATAAACTGGCTGAAGCTGCTGATGTCGATTCGTTGGCTAAGATTTGGGAATCTCTTCCGCAGAAAACCAAAGACGCGATGGGTGAAGCCGGCCAGCAGATCGAGGACCTGCTTGCGTCAACAGCAAAAGACGCCGAAGACAGCGCAACGAAAATAGAGAAAGCGCTCCAACGCATTAAGCGTGCAGCGGAGATGAAAGACCTCATCGATACCAACAAAGTATGGGAAGACTTGGATGGCATCATTGACGACTTGACGTCTACTATGGACAAAGCCATGGGTGCTATCTCTGATATCAATGATAAGCTGAACGACGCTGGCACAGCGGCTGGCGCACTGGAAGCGGCAATGGCTGGCGACCAGAGCGCAATCGAGTATTTGGCCGGTGTCACTGGCTTGGCTGCGGATACATTGGCAAACGACCTGTCTCCTGCCGAATTGCTCGTTGCGGAGATGGGCGACCAAGCCATTGCGTCGATGGAATATCTCGCCAATATGCTCATCACACTGAACGCTATTCAAGTAGACCCGAGCGGCAAACTCGTTGCCATCGGAAGTATTGAAGAAGCGGCAAACAGCGCGGGCATGACCGTGGCGGCTCTGGCCTCCTTCCTTGCTTCCATGAACGGTGCAGGGTTGAACTTTACGACCGGGCCTACCGGCATGCATATTACGACCAAAGTGCCGAAGATTACTTGGACTGGCGGTAAGAGCGGGGGCACGAAGAGGAGCTCCGGCGGCGGTGGCGGTCGAAAGAGCGGTGGCGGAGGTGGCGGTGGCAGCGCCAAGAATGCCGTCTCTGATCTCGTGGAGTCTATGCTGGACGAATTCGACCGTGTGAACTCGCTACGGGATCATCGACGCGAACTGGCTCAGATGGGGCAAAGTTACCATGAAGCCCGCGGAGAAATCCAGGGCGTCATTGCTTATTTGCAGATGGAGCGGGACATCGTTGAAGAAGACACGGCGGCGCTTGAAGCGTATGTTGCTCAATTGGAAGCTCAGATTGAAGCAAACCGTGCTATCGTGACGACCGAAGCGGCCGGGTCGAAAGCCTACAACCAGGCAATGATCGACCTCGACAAGCTCCAAGAAGAACATCAAAAGTACAGCAAAACGCTCATACAAAATAGAACAGACGTTGAAAACCTGACCGACGCGATCAAGAAACAATATGACAAGATTCGTCAGATGGAGATCGACCTGCGCAACACGATCCTTGAAGCCATTGAAGACCGAGAAGCGGCAAACGAGCGCATGCTCTCTGGCCGTATCGCGATGGAAGACGAGATCATGGATCGGATCAAGAAGCGGTATGAAGCCGAGCGCGATCAGATCATCGAAACTCAGAATGCCCGGAAGAGCGCACTGGAAGACGAGATCAACCAGATTGACGAACTGCTTGAACAACGGAAGAAGCTGGCCGAGCAGGAAGACAAGATGCAGGAAATTGCCGAGCTTGAAACACAGATCGCCCGTATCAGCGCCGATCCGACACGACAGAAAGAAGCATTGCAACTGCGCCAGAAATTGGCCAAGTTGCGTGAAGACATGGCTTGGGATACAGCGGAAGCGGAAGCCCAGGCACAGAAAGACAGCATCAAGAAGCAGATCACCAGCATCGAAGACTACATTCAATACGTGCAGGACTATTACGAAGATCTCTTCAAACATCCGCAGAAGCTCATCGAAGAGATGCAAGAGATACTGACGTGGACGGATGACCAGATCATTGCGTGGCTGAAGAAAAACACGGAGAACTATTATGACCAGACTGAAGCCGTGCAACGCAAAATGGTCAACGAGTGGCAAGAGACGCTGGATGATATGCGCGATACGATCCGCACTCACTGGGAAGAGGTAGAGACGATCATCGCGGGCGGTGCCGATAATATCATTAACTTCTTGACGACATACAGCCAGAAATATCGCGAAGCGGGCAAACTGCAAGCTGAAGCCTATGTGGACGAATGGAAGCAACAGCTGAAAGATTTGGAGAACGCCTATAAACAAGTGAACGCCAATATTCAAAGCTATGACTATGTGAAAACGACGAAGGTCGACTCTGGGTCCGGCGGTGGCGGCGGGAGCTCTGGCGGCAGCGGTGGTAGTAGTGGCAGCAGTAAGACTGTGGCGACGCCGAAGAAGACATACTATCGATGGGAATATGCGAACACAAGTGGCGGCTGGGTGACAAGTACGAAGAATGTTGTCAACCAGTCGGCGTTTGATGGTGCAAAGAAAAGAGCTATGGAATACTGGTCGAAATACGGTGGCAATATGGCTCCGATTATTTTGCAACAAATTGCCGCCGCGACAATGACAAAGCCGGGTAAATATTTGAGACCAGGAACGCCGCTTTACGAATATAAGACCGGTGGCATGAGTATGACAACCGGTCTGGCATGGCTGGACGGCACCAAGTCTCGACCAGAGCGCATTCTGTCTTCGTATCAGACCGAACTGTTTGAGGACATGATCAACACGTTACACCAGATCCGGTCTGTGTCGACTGGTGGTATTATGTCTGCACCGAAACTGGCTGCTGGCAGCATGCTTCCGAACATCGACACAATTAACATCACGGTGGAGCAACTGAATAGTGACACCGATTATGACGACGCCGCGGAACGGCTGGTGGGCGCTTTTTATAAGAAAGTCGCTCGGACCAGACCCGTTGGTGGTATTCAAGGATGGTAATACGGGAGGAGTTCTTCGGAGCTCCTCCTCGCTCTCATTAAAGGAGGATGACACATGGGAGGCTTTAGCTACCGTGGCAAAAATATCGGAGACTTCGGCGAAATTTATTATGCCCCGGACGCCTCCGAGCGCGGCGAATACGCGTTGCCCTATAAAGTAGATGAACAAGAGATCAATGGTCGAGATGGCGCGTATTACTATGGCAACCATGTGGAGCCGCGTGAATTTAACTTGCGTTGCTATTATGAAGAATTAACACAACAAACAAAAGAAGATATTATACGCTGGTTCGGGCGCAATACAAAAGGACGACTGATTTTTGATGAGCGCAACTATGTATACTACGACGTTATCCCGAACGCCCGCGTTGAATTTGACGACTACCGTGGCATGACATGTAACGGTTTACGATATAAAGGGATTTTGACGATCCACCTGAAGGCGTATTGTCCGTTCGGTAAATTGATGGCCAGCGCTCTGGTAAACAATGTGCCAGTGCTGGGAGTGAATGCCTATGTTGATATATCTATTCTCGGCGAAGGCACAACGGCGGCTGACGACGAGACTCTTATTCTATTAAGTTATCGAGAACCGAGCAAACAGTACGACCTAACAGCCACGTCGTTTTATATATATAATCCGGGGACAGAGGCAACGCCATTGCGAATCCGGCTGGCCGGTGACGCGGAGAATGGCACGATCACCAATGTGACAAACGGTAAACGGTGCGTCGTCAAAGGGATGACGCAAGGAAACACGACGAACGTCGGCAAGAGCCTTTACATCGACGCGGATACCGGCAGAGTGACTTTGGTCGGTACGCTCGATACACAATTGGCTTTTGAGATGCACGACTACGGCTATATCTGGCTGGATCCTTGTACGCCGTTTGTTCGCGAGATTGAAGTGGCATATACAAATGGTAGTAAAGTCGTCACATCGGCCCAAGCGTTTACGGAAGAGATGACGGGGCAATTCATCTGGCTGAATAACAAGTGGCACAAAATTGCACAATATAACGGCGTGAGCGGCATCACATTAGCTGATGCGATGGATGCAACCGGCAGCGAAACAACGCAAATTGTGACGATGAACGAGTTGACGTTTGACGGATTCACGTTGACGAAACTTGAATTTGACTATACTCCGAGAATGCGGTGATCAATATGGGTTATGGCAATATTATCTCCCTCGATGTGTACGGCATCGGAAGACAGACCAAAGTCTGTTCTTTGTATAGCTCCGAAGGCGAACAGATCGGCTCTGCTCACAGCATCAAGCGGACTCGTGAAATGAATGGCTGGAAAGAGCTGACGTTTACATTGCCGGTGAAGGTGAATGGCGACATCAACTGGCGCATGCAATTCATGACCAACGAATATGAATTGCGTGTGATCGATGGTGCGGAAACAGACTGGTTTCGGTTATCGGAGCCAAGCGATGTGGACGATGGCATTAAGGCTGAGATCAAAGTGACGGCTCCGCATTGCTCGGTCATTTTGAAGAAACGCAATTTGTTTATGGCGTTTACCGACGAGAATGGCATTGGCACCTTGGCAGAGTTGGCTACCAAAGCGCTGGATGGCACGGGGTGGACATTGGGCGAGTGCGACACCATTCTTGAGTCGGATGGCGTGACGGAAAAAGTGCGCACGTACAATTGCAGTGAGAAGACCGGCGCGTACCAGATGATCCAAGATCTTTGCGACAAATTTGTGGCGTATCCGGTGTTTCACGGCGACACGATGACGGTGGATTTGTTGGCGAGAGCCAATCATGTGGGCATGCTCGAAATGATGCTCGACAAAAACTTGGCGCAGATGACGCGAACCAGAGATTCGAGTGACCTGATCACCAGACTGTATGTGCAAGGTGAGTACGGCGATCTGGGGTACATTGGCATCGACGACGTGAACCCCACGGGCTAGAGCTATCTGTTAAACTTTGACTATTACCGCAGTATTGGCGCTTTGACACAAGAGCAAGAGAATGCCATTGATGCGTATTTGGCGACTGCTCCGACTATTAAGAGCCAGATATCCACGAAGACGGCAACGAACGAAGCCAATATTACCACGTTACAAATAAACTGGGGCGCACAGGGATATGTAGTATATCCCGTCGTGAATGGATCGTATGCTACACCTGTTTATGGCAGTGGTGCGACCGAGGCCAACGCGATGGCGGTAGGTGACACCGTTGCATCAGTACAAGCGGATGGCACATATACTTATCGAACTGTCGCGGCATAGGTCCCGGTCACTGGTGAGCAGTGGGCAGTAAAATTCGTGACGCCATGTGCTGGTACGTTGGGCGGCAAAGAAGTTGCTGTTGAAGCGAAAGAACAGACGATCCGCACATTGACCGCACAAAAAGCAGCGGCACAAAGCGATAAAGAAAAAGCAAGTTTGCAAACACAGATCGACGAAACAACCGCTATTCTCGCCGACATTCAAGCGGAAGCCTACGCGTTGATGCTCACGTGTATTAACTTAGCGCTGACCATCGGCACAACAACGGCAGAGATCGAAGTGTTGCAATCCGATCTTCTCGGAGCAGAAGCGGCATTTTCTCAGGCGATGGGTGATATGTTGCAAGATGGTTACTATAGTGACGAAACCTATGGGCCCGGCCAAGAGCAAGCGCTGTACAACGACTCGGTTGAGATGTTGAAAATTCTTTCAGCTCCGCAAAACACATATGAGCTGAGAGAAAAAGACATTGCCAACATCCCGGGGTACGATGACGAAATATATACAATGAACATGGCCGTTCATTTTTATGATGAACTGTTTGAGATAAACGACTATGGCTTCGTGTCCGAGATATCTGAATACCTCGATCGAGACAATACGAGAACAGTAGAAATTCGCACGGACGAACTGAATATCCAAGGTAAGTCATTTGCATCATTCTTGGGCCGTATTACCGACGCTGCTCAGATTATCAAAGACGAGCAGAGTATTTACGACCGCGCAAGAGCATTGTCACAAAACGGCACACTCGGTACGCACAAGCTCGAAGGCATGATCGACGTGTTGCAAAACCGACTGCTGTCTACCATGAGTAATTGGTATACTGATGACAACGGCAACTTGATGTTCGTGTCGGCCGACGAGACCAACGCGATGATGTTGAGCGGCAACGGCTTTATGGTAGCCAATGGGAAAAATGAAGATGGCGGTTGGCGTTGGCGCACGTTCGGCACAGGCGAAGGTTTCACCGCCGATCTTATCACTGCCGGTATCCTGAGAGCTGGGATCATCACAATTCTGGGTAGCGATCAGTTTTTCTGGACAGGCGACAATTTGTACGTCATCGACACAACGCATGATTAGAATCAGATTCGGATTGGCCGTTATGACGGCGTGCATCTCGGTATTGGCTACACCAATGATGGAGGGCAAACGTGGCAAAATGCCATTGGCTTTGATGGCGTACATTTGTCTGCCGGTGACTCGCAGATATTAGAGACGGCCGGCATGGGTGGTCGCAACTATTTGCGACACAGCCGGAATTTGGTGGACGCGACAATCATCACGGCTGAAACGCCGACGGCTCGTATGACACTGAGAACACTGGCCAATAAGACACTTGGCGCGATGGCGACGATGACGGTGGCAAGTCCGGCAAGCAGCGCGACCGATAACATTGGGTTGTCGTTGACCGACGCAAACGAATCCACAATGACCTTCCTTGAGTGGCAACAGCTGATCAACGGATTTGGCGTGGGCAGTAATATGGAAAAGATAGATGAAGCGCTTACCGTAACATATGACGCTGAAACGGAGACTTTGACATTTGGGGGATGAGCACGATGCCTGAAGCGGCAAATTTTACTTTTAATAATACAACCTACGCGGTCAAAGACGCAACGGCACGTGCTGAGATACAAGATATCAACGTGGCGCTGGGCAGATCGGACGAGACGAATTATCGTCCGTTTGGTCTGTTTTACGCCAATTATACCGGCCCCAATATCCGAGCGTCAATTCGCCAAAGCGCAGATGTCATTGCCAAATACGATGTGGCAGTGTTTGCATATGCGCCGAATCTCGAAAGCTCATGTCCAGCAGATGACATGGCCATCATTCAACTCGCGAAGACAATCAATCCGAAGTTGCGGATTTACAGCTATATTACCGCGGCGTCTGACCATAATGGGTACACACTCAACGCGGACGGATCATGGGAGAATAGTCCGGCGCAGCAAGCCAACGTCGAGCGCATCTACAATCGACACGAACTTATCCAATACTTTCACGACCTGAAGCATGTGGGTGGCATTCGGATGGGGCAATATGACGTAGACGGCTACGAGATTATGGAGGGCGGCTTCGCTTTTGATGGCGCATTCCTGGACGAATTTGGCGCTGATGTGTCAACAGACGCAAAACACTATCAAGGCGGCAAAGACGGCAGTGGCAACTGGCGCTGGGACACGGCGGCGGATAAGTGGAATGATATCGTGGCTGAGGCCCATCGTTGTGGATGCAACTTGATAAACAACACGTGGGAGAGCACACAAATGCTGGCAGAATGTACCGAGTTGACCAGCAATGATATGGTGTTGATCGAAACGTGTGAGTTTATGGGTGACGAAAACGTAGAAAACGACACCGACTTTTACTGGACGACATACGCAAGCGAAAAACGTATCTTCGATTTTGTTAATTCGGAATACTATGCGTTGCGCAAACCGAAAGTCGTGTCATATAGTACACTAAACGTAAATGCTTCAGCGGAATTAAAACAACGGGCTTTTACGTGGGCAGTATACAACACGTTGGCTATGGGTGGACATTACGTCTATGTATCTGGTACCGAAGGCTTGCAGATGCCGGATGAAACGAAAATGTTTAAAGTACCAGAAAACGGCGTTTACACTTACACTCACGAAGAAAAAGGACGTTATAAGCTGACGGCGAACGGTCACACGGTGGAGACGATCCGCGAGAACACAGATGCCGTGAGTTTGGCGACGGCTGAGAATTTTGCCCGCGTTTACATAAAGATAGATGGCAACATCATACAAAACGCGTTTACGTCTGCTCCAGAACTGGAGTATGACTTGAGCGCTCGCATGAGCGGTGTTGAGAAAAATGTTGCCGACGCTTTGGCAAACACCAAGAAAAACGCGAGCGAATATGTCCGCTTGCAGATTGATGACTGGACAACAACTGTGACGCCGTCGGATTTTGAGAATTTGCTTCCACGGCAATTCAACACGGTGAGCGCCATCAATATGACTGTTACGGGTGAAGCAACCTACGACGTGACAGCAACAGTTGCCAATGGGTGGGGTTGGGCAAACCATTCGTTTAGCGCTGAAACGTTGGCTCCGTTCCTAGGTAAGACGCTGGAATTCGGTTGTTCTTCGATTACGACGACTGGTTTCAGTGACTTTGGCAACGCCGAAACAACGGGTGCTGTGTTGATGTTCGTCTAGGTTGACAATACGAAGTATTGCATACAGAAGAACACGAACAATGCGTCTGCGACGGGGAATGTCAGCGGTATCAACATTCAAGTGACGATACCGGCGAATGCAGCGTCGATGACGGTGGGGTGGCAATGTTACGGTGTTACGGACGGCGTGAGTTTTGCCGTGTATGACCTATATCTCGCCGACATTCATAGTGTTGATGAGGCTTCAGCGAAAAAGTTTTTCACGAACGTGTTTCCGATCAACGCGAATAATGCGAGTGCCGTCAATCCGGTGCTGACGTCACGAACAGACGCACTTGGACACCGCGTGTTTGATGTCAACGGTAACGTGACGTTAGACTGGGGCGTGTGGCGACAAGACTTCACGGGGACGGCATTGGAGCCGTTCAAAGGGCACACGCTGGAGCTGGGTTGTGCAAACTACAAGATATATAACTCGGACACGACGGTGTATACGGGGTCGGATTTGCCGTTGATCCTTGGCGCGGCATGGAACACGACCAATAAACTATTCCCCACGACAAACAACGCTTCGCGTGTGGGCAACACGACTGGTTTGTGCATTCAATATACCGTGCCGACCGATGCGGAGCAATTCAGCGTGGGTTGGCAGGGCGGTGCCAGTATCAATGGATTGACATTCGAAGTTGAAGGGCTGTACCTCTATGACCTGGACGAAGACAACGTCATCATTCGCGGTAGAGACTTAGCGAACTCATGGCTGAGAATATGTCGAGTGACCGAAGCCATGCTGGTGGCAGATCCGACGTTGCTGGGGAATTGCCTCTATATTACCGATGCTGGCAATATGTTCATTACTGACTATAGTGGCACTCGGACAAACATCATTACCCATTAAAGGAGGGCTCGATATGCCGTATGTAAAGACAATTTGGGCAACGGGCGACTTGATCACGGCCGAAGGCATGAACAACGTGGAAGACGGTGTGGCTGATGCCGTAGAAAGCGCAGAGACCGCGCTGGACCGCGTGGAGAATATACAGATGACCATTAACGCCGATATGGAACTGGTGGTGACAATCTGATGATTGCATTGGAGCAGGTGACACGGACAGCACCAAATGGGCTTACCGCCCAGATGTTGAAGGTGTCTGGGGCGACAGAAGGCGAAGGTATCCGGTTGACGTCGTAGGCTTACCCAGAAGATAAACGGATGGTTTTTTCGGTGTGGTGGGAGAGTGAGACGGCGACAACCGCAGAAGTAACGGTGTTGGGCAAAACAGACACAGCAACGGTGACGACCGAATGGTCCCGTTATTACCTCTCCAATGACAACCCCAGCGGACTATACGTCACAATCATGCCTGGATCGTCAGCAACTATTTATCTGTACATGGCGCAGCTGGAGCTAGGCGATCGACCGAGCGACTGGCGCGTTGCTCCCGAAGACACAGATGCAGACATTAATAATGTGCAAAGCACGTTGTCTGCGTCGATCGATGTGGTGTCGGGGCAAGTGACTGAGCAAGCGACGGCTATCAACAACTTGACCGGACGCGTCAGCACGGCGGAGGAAAAGATAACACCAGAAGCTATCGTGAACACGGTGCGGACCAGTACGGCCTATCAAGCTGATTTGGATACACTTTCTGACGCGGCGACTGCTGCTCAGTCGACTGCCGATGACGCGGCTGCTGCTGCTGCTGCGAACGGCCAACGTATTACCGAACAGCAAACACAAATTACCCAGAACGCCACGGCTATTACGCAAAAAGCGGATCAGATAGCCGTTGATAGCTTGGGCACCAGAGTGACGAACGCCGAGGCTGAGCTGACGACACAAGCGACGCAAATTGCAGCCAAGGTATCTCAGACAGATTTCAATTCACTCGAAGATCGTGTTGAGGTTGCCGAGACAGTGATCAAAGAAACTCCGGGCGGTGTAGAAGTTATCGTGAGCGGTACGACCAAACTGAAGGGCGTGACCACGACCAATGAGACAACTGTTGAAATAACGGACAGTGAGTTTAATGTGTCGACCGAGACGATCAATTTTGCTGCCGGAGATGGCGAAACATTTAAACTCGACAATGATGGTGGCAGCATGCAACATTTGACCGTGCATGACAAGCTATTTGCACCCAATATGGCAGAAAAATACATGGGCCCCACAACGATCACTGTTGGTGCGGGTGGCACATATAATAGTTTACAAGCTGTCTTTGACACACTGAACAACAAAGTACTCGTCGATGAAATAGAGATATCGCTTCGTAGCGACTGTTATGAGTACGCAACATTATGTGGTGTCTTTGGCAGTGGTACGATCCATATCACTGGCAATTACACAATTAACGGTGGACTCACGATCAATAGCTGTGGTGTGCGTATCATGTTGAGCCCAGATATAGCTTGCCCGACTGGCAGCATATCTCCGGCACTCATGATAACGTATTGCCAAAGCGTTACAGCGTCTGCTGTCACAATGCGTGGCAACGGCAGCGGTATACTTGTCTCGGTCACCGCGTCGAAATTAGCTCTGTACGGGTGTGAATTCTACAATGCGGACTATGCTATTTACGCGCAAGAGAATACGGACTTGTGTTGCGTCGATTTGGCCGGTGACATCAACACCGCATCGTTAATGTGTTCGTTGAGCTCCATTATTTGGAGCGGCACTCGTCCCAGTGCTGGTGTTTATGAAGTGGAGCCGTGTCTGTATAAGTGCAATGGATCCGATCCGAATGACATTGAAACCTGTCCGTCGGATAGTGGATCCGGTGGCACACAACCGTCACCGCCGTCGCAAGTGTATGAAGCATCGCTCTCCGCGACACTGACTGGATCCAACTATGGCACGTCTAGCTGGATGAGTGAACAGAGCATGCGTCAAGGTGTCTATGGTACGACGCAGTACGCCGGATGCATGTGGTTTAATACATCTACTATTTCGGGGAAAACCATCAAGAGCGCTATCTTGACACTGAAGCGTGTGTCTGGTACGGGTGGATCATCGGCGGTGAATGTGAACTTGTACACGATCACACTGACTGGAAAGAGCGGGAACCCGAAGACCAATGCGACCAGTTACGGATCCCTTGGTACCATCTCTAACGGTGAAATCCAAGACTTTTCGACCAGTGGACTTTTGTCCGCTGTACAAGCGCTGGCGGATGGCACGGCGAAGGGACTCATGATATATGCAAATGACCCAAATCCTACCGGCAATAGACAATACAGTGCTAACTATTCTAAGTTCGATGGAACAGATGGCGTGGTTCCTGTATTAACTGTGAGTTATCAATAAGAGGGTGAATTGAGTTGCGAGAAGTAGCTTTCTACGGAAGACGGGCTATTCCAAACGTCTTTCAAATTGGCGTTGAAATGGACAACGGGGTCGAACAGATCCAGTTCGTTTTGCCGGCTATTATTCCGAATCAAGTTGCCACATTGTATTTGCAAAATGGCGACTATGCCGATGCCGTCATTCTGACGAACGGACTTTGGGAAGTGACGCACACAACGACTCAGCATGGCGGCGCATACGACTGTTATGTAACGCTGACGGACGGAGACACTTTGCTCTGGCATAGCGAAGACTTCACGGCGACGGTGTACGACTTGCCAAATGTTGAAGGGCAAATTGAGCAAGAGTATCCGACCGCTGTCCAGCAAGCGATGAATGCCGCCGCGCAAGCTATTGTTGCGAATGACAATGTGCAAGTCGCGAAGACAGAGACGCTGGCTGCAAGAGATGACGCGGTGACTGCTGCGAATGAAGCGAAGGAGATGCAAGAGCAGATCACACAGATCGAGTTTGCTATCACTAATGACATGGACCTGACCGTTAATGTTGGATGGGAGGTAAGCCCGTAATGGAAAAGAGAGATATTCCGACCGGACGCTTTATGACACAGACTTTGGATGAGATCGACTATGTCCAGGATGGTGTCGTGTATCATGGTGTCTACACAAGCAATGTTTAGGTTGGCGACGCGAATGAGCTGGAGCTGCTGACCGGATATGTACCGGGGACAATTGCACACACCGCGGGATGGAAGAAGATGTGGGAACTCGACACCGACGGGGAGACATGGGTCCCCATTTAGGAGTGATGACGAATGACCGCAGAAACGATTTACGCGATGCTGGCAGGGAAACTAACTCCTATGCTGAAAGATCTGACGACTGAAGCGTTACAGCAAGACTTGGCCGATGTCGTGTCCGGTATCACGTTTACGATCAATAACGATATGGAACTGGAGGTCGAAATATAATGGCGACTGTGAATTTGGGACGAGTCGGTTTTGTGCCGAAGGGAGAATACGTTGCGGCGACAGCGTATGAAAAGTATGACATTGTGAGCTACAATGGCAGCAATTACGTGGCGTAGGTCGCGGTGACCGGCGTGACGCCGGGAACGGATGCCACCAAGTGGAAGCTCTTCATTGATAATTCGGCTGCTGCGGCGGCGACGACCGCCGCGAACACTGCTGCGAATGCGGCTAATACGGCGGCTACCAATGCAACGAATGCGACCGGGTATATTGCCGATCCGTATGACGCTACGAAGACCTACGCCGTTGGCGACTACGTTATCTACAATGGCAAACTGTATCGGTGCAATACTACCATTTCTACGGCTGAAGCGTGGACGGCGATGCACTGGACGGAGACGCAGGTGGGGGATGACGTTGGAGAGTTAAAGAGCGCTTTTTTAAATAAAGAACCTATTAACTGGTTTGATAAAACGACAGCAATTAATGGTAAAAATTTTAATTATTACGGTGATTTAAGTACAAATGGTATAATGTTTGCCGCATATGTTCCAGTTTCAGCCGGCAAATATACTTTTCAAGTGTCGTACATAGATTTAGGCGGAAACGCAACAAGAATCCACTTGTATGATGCGAACAAAGGATATCTATCTTCGGTTAATGGAACAGTGATAGGAGGATCGACTAATTACCCCATTATTACAATCGAAATCGCTAATGAAAGTGCAAAATTTATAGGAATAAGTTATCGCCTGAATGAAATAAATAATTTTATGGTTGTCAAAGGCGAAACGTATCCTGAAATATATTCCGAATATTTTGATCCATTTTCGGAACTACACAATGTTACTGTGCGCCCGGAGGATGTTATCGGTTTAACTGATACATGTAAAATTGTAAACAATTTGCATGAAACTGTAAATGATATTCTTGTATCATATTTGAACATTTTTAATCGAGCAAATATAAACACTCCCGGTTATTTGAATGGTGGAAACATTGTTGGCACATCAGGTGTTACATATGATTACATTGAAATAACTCACTATGGTGAATATATTTCTAATTGCGTTGCAAAAACATTATATGGAAATGCGTATAATAACTGCGTTGCATTTTATAATGCTGAAAAAACATATCTTCGTAATGCGGCAATAACAATAATCTCAGATAATGGGAATAATTCTGTCGGTACATTTAAAATTGAAAATGATGTAAAATATATAAGAGTTACCATTTATTCTACAAACGTTGCTAATACGGCAATGATTGTATTTGGTACAACATTGCCTGATTACTATATTGATAATGGAGAAACAAACGTTTCTACTGTTGACTTCATCGAATCAATTAAAGGGAATGTTCTTTTTGGCAAAACCGCTATTTTTGATGGTGATTCCATATGTGCGAGCAGTACGGACGTTAGTGGCAATGGAGCTTATGCGGGTAGAATTTCAGTTGCAAACGCCATGATTATCCATAACTATGCTGTTGGCGGTGGAACAATCACCAGTGAAACCTATTCCGGATCTACTCCTAAACATTGGATAGTTGATAGCATTGATAGTGTATATAATGCTCACCCGGATGCTGATTATATTATACTTGAGGGTGGAACGAATGATGCCGATGTTATCGGAAGCATCATTAATGGGAATACACCTGAACGGTTTGGCAGTTATAGCATGACCGATTTTTCTGGTGATTATGATGACGAAACGTTCTGCGGTGCAGTTGAATTGCTGATTTACAAGGCAATCAATTATTGGCCATCTAAGAAAATCGGTTTTGTTATTGCCATGAAAATGGGAAAAACGAGCAACGGATATACGCCGGAAACTAACAACCGGAGGGCGTACTTTGAAACCATCATGGATATCTGCGATAAATGGGGTATCCCGTACCTGAATCTCTGGGATAACTGTTACATGAATCCGAGCCTTGATGTGTGCTATGACAGCACGATGAGACCTCAAGAGAACGTTGCAGCTAATAAAATGTATCAAGATGGTCAGCATCCTGCCCCGAGGGGCTATGACTATATCGCACCGATAATCGGTGAGTGGATGAAAACGCTGTAATGTAAAGGACACTTTAACTCTCTATCCCACCCATTGATAGGTGCAACAGCGGGAGAGAACTTGCTTCTCTCCCGTGATACTATTTTGACATTTAACAGACCGTTGCGAACGGTGCAAAAATGTTAATGACTTCTTGATAGTGTCGATGCTACATCTCCGTTTACAATAATGGCAACTACATACGGAGGTGTTTTCAATGAGTATTGCGGCGAAGAGCACATTCATCAAGAACCTCTCCCAGAAGTTGGGCGACACGTTGACTGTCAATGAAATGTCCGCGTTGACTTCTGCATTGGCAGAAGAACTCAGTCAATTCGAGATGGAGCATAATTGCAATGACAAGCCGGACGTTGAAACTGGTGAATTGCTGGACGAGTTTCTGGCAGCGAAAGAAGTTGAAGGTAAGTCGCCGAAAACAATTGCTCACTACAAGTACATTCTGACCCGTATGTTCAAAGATATCGACCTTCCGATCCGCGATATCATGATATTCAGTCTGCGTCGATATCTTGCAAAACTCAAACAGCAAGGTATGCAGGATGTCACAGTCGAAGGGATCCGTTCTATTATCTGCTCGTTCTTTGGGTGGGTGCATCGCGAGAATCTGATCGACATTAACCCTGCTGGGAATCTTGGGCCTATCCGTTGCGAGAAAAAAGTTAAGAAGCCCCTGAGTAGTGTCGACATCGAGACGCTGAAAGAAAACTGTACGACAATTCGCGATAGAGCAATAGTGAGTTTGCTCCTGTCGACTGGATGCCGCATCAGTGAGATATGCGGGCTCAATCGGGACAGCATTGACTTCGCCAATTTGGAATGTGTCGTACTTGGGAAGGGAAACAAGCAACGCACTGTGTTCATTGACGAAGTGACGGCGATGTTGGTGAAGCGATATTTGTTCTCGAGAGAAGATCAGTATGAAGCGCTATTCGTTGGCAAAGGTAGTAGCCGGCTCACTCCGGGCGGCATCCGGTTGATGCTCAACAAAGTAGCCAATGTTGCCGGTGTAGATCATGTTCATCCGCATCGCTTCCGGAGGACATTGGCAACGAATTTGGTCGACCACGGCATGCCGATCCAGGAAGTGGCAAACATTTTAGGGCACGACAAATTGGAGACGACCATGAAATATGTGTACGTGAACAAGACGAATGTTAAGAACGATTATCGAAAATATGCATAGGAGGATAATGATGGATAAGATATTTACCTCCATTGACTATTGCGTCTGGCTGGAAGACCAAGTTGCGGCCAAACGGCCGTATTGGTATGGTACGACTTTTCAGCCGTGTACGCAAGCGTAGTTGGACCGTAAGGCCAGACAGTATCCAGACCATTATACCGCTAACAGAATGTATCGTTACGAAGCTGATATTCGGAACGAACAAATTTGCGGCGACTGTGTGGGCGGTGCTATCAAAGGTGCCGCGTGGACTGACCTAGGGCAGCACAAAGTCGTCTACGCGTCGAATGGTGTGCCAGATCGAAGTGCTGATGGTATGTTCAAGTATTGCAAATCCATTGGGGCTGAGTACGGCAACATTTCGACTATACCGGATCGACCAGGCATTGCTGTCAGAATGGCCGGGCACGTAGGTGTCTATGTTGGCAATGGCTACGTGGTTGAATGGCGGGGCTTTAAGTACGGTTGCGTAAAAACATAGCTCGAAGGTCGCGGGTGGACAGACTGGTATGAGTTGCCATGGGTCAATTATGGCGAAGCAGAGATCGAGCCCAACAACGATGTGAAAGCAATTCTTGGCCGTCGACTACTGAAGGTGGGGCGCAAAGGTGACGATGTTGCTCTGCTTCAAGAGCTGCTCAATGAGCAAGGATTCGATGCTGGTATCGTCGATGGGGAGTACGGTAAAAATACTCGCGACGCGGTGAGACGTCTCCAAGAAGCCGCTGGTATTGACGTAGATGGGCAATTCGGCGAAGAGAGCTTGAAGGCGCTGATGTCGTTGCTGGCAGAAAAGAATGTGGAAGACAATGTGACAACGGACGAAGAGAAACGGGTCGTCATCGTAACGGCGAGCCATGCTGCGAATATCCGTGCCGGTGCGGGGACGAATTACCCCATTCTGACTGTGGCAAAATGTGGAACAAAGTTGCCATACGTTGCTGTAGCGGACAACGGCTGGTTTGCTGTTCAACTTGACGGGCAAATCGGCTGGATCAGCAATAAAATGGCGGAGCTGGGGGAATGACGTATGACGTAGTATCAATGGCTGTGTTTATTCGGGATCCCAACGTTGCTGACCGCGTAGGTCAGCTACTTGATCAAACGCGTAAGAGATACAGCCAAAGAGACGAACGCAATTGCTGCTGGCGTTCAAGCATTGCTACGGGCTCAGTTGCGAAAAGAATATGAAAGATGCTATAAGCAAGGATACGCGACGCTGAATGATCGTGACGACTTTGAAAACTGTTGGACGCAGTACCATGCGCTTGGCGCAAATGGTGTCATGGACGATGTTCGCAAAAAGTTTTTTGACTTACCGATAGGGGGCGAAGAACAATGATCAATTGGAAAGTACGTTTGCGGAATAAGCAGTTCTGGGTTTCTCTGATCCCAGCCATGCTGTTGCTCATCCAGTCGGTGGCATGGTTGTTTGGATATCAGCTGGATCTTGGTGAGCTGGGTAACCGACTGTAGACCGTCGTAGATGCTTTGTTCGCTGTGCTGGTGATCCTCGGCATTGTGGTCGACCCAACGACCGAAGGTGTGGGCGACTCTCAGAGAGCGCTGACCTACGAAAACCCGTCAAGATAAAGTAAAATTACCCCGTCATTTTCGACGGGGTTTATTTTTTTTGCCAAAAAATAAAAAAAGACCCGGCAGTGACGCCGAGTCTGATAGTATACGCTGGTAACACACGGCGCACTCCTTTCTGTTCAGAATTTGTGCAAAGATCAGAGGATTTAACAAGAAAAATGTGGCGATTGTTCGTGGATTTTTGAGCAGTTCGTCTTGACAATACCATCTAGCTGTTGTACAATACAACTCATGGAGCGGTATCGAAGTGGTCATAACGGCCCTGACTCGAAAGTAGAACAGGGCTGTTATTAATGATGCAGATCTTGGAGAGTTTGACATAAAAGTCAGGCTCTCTTTTGTTTGATATTGTTATTGTCAAGTTGGCAGAACTCACAAAATTCGTTGTGTAATATTACGTCAATTGTGCAGAAGTTGCTCCAGTTACAGCTTGGAATTTAGCTCCAGCTTCTAGAATGTTTTCGACCTTGGTATGTGTGTAAGTATTTAGTGTAACTGATATATCTGCATGCCCTAGAATAGTCTGGATTGTCTTTGGATCTACGCCAGCATTATTGAGCATCGTAGCATATGTATGCCTGAATATGTGGCAACTAGCTCCATGTAGATCAATATTCGATCCGATATGTGTCCATATCGCTAGGAAGGCACTTCTTGTAAGAGGGGCGCTACCTCCAAATATAAAACCAGACTCTTCAAATGGAGCGAGATATTTAAGCAACCTCGGATCTAGTGGTATAGACCGAAAACCCTTCTTCGACTTTGGCGTACCAACAATAGGGCTGTTATCTGGGTAGGTGACATTGCGATTGACGTGGATAACGTTTTCATGCAGATCGATGTCCTCCCACTTCAAGCCGGCAACTTCACCTCGACGCATCCCAGTAAAGCAAAAGAGCGCTAACATACGGCGATCATTAACACGTTCCAATATCGGAATGGAATTAATGATAGCTTCAAAGTCTTGTTGATCGAGAGCGTCGCGTTCTTTGACTTCGTCCGACGGATATTTTAAGAGCTTCTTATCGACTGGATTCTTTTCGAGCAATTCATCACGTATTGCCAGATGAAACATCTGGTCTAATATAATGATAGACTTGCGTAACGTTGACTTTGCCGTATCTGCGTGATTGTTTAGAAACTCTTGGATATCCGTAAGATGAATGTCTTGGACTATTGCATCTCCGAATGTGGGGTAGAGGAGCTTATCGAGCTGGTAACGATAGTCTCGTTTTGACATTTCTTTCAATCCGCTCTTGTAAGTCGTAAACCATTTCTCACCAAGCTCCTTGAAGTTAGTCTGCTTTTTCGGTGCTGTCGTTGCGAAATTCATGAACTCAGCAATACGCCCCGACTCAACGTAGGCTCTCACGATCGCGTCGTTCAATTCATCGTGTGTCTTGCCTTGGACCCACCGATAGGATCCGTCTAGCATCTTAACTCGTTGTCTGTGTAACATAGCTCCTTCGCGCTGTGTGTTACCTATGTAACTATCAAGGTACGTAAAAATGTTGCCGAACGAATCAGACAATATCTCTCTTACCTCATTATACACGTTAGCGCCGTTTTCGTCAAGTATCTATACATTTCGCATATTGCTTCATCTCCTGAGTCAATGCTTTTTCTATCGGCCATTTCAGTATGTAGATTCTTTTCTTTAACGCTCTTTGAGGTATACCGGTAATGGCCGACCATTCTCGTAGCGTATGTGTTTCACCGTTGTACTCATATCTTGGCGTATTGGTTTGGTTGCTGTTTTGCTCAGAATACGTTGCCCATCTGCAATTCTCTGGGCAATAATTGCCGTTGACATCAACACGATCGATTGTCAAATTGTCACAATAGCCATGAGATAGAGCCCATTGTTTGAATGATAGGTAGTCTGCCCATTCCTCGCAAACAGTAATGCCACGTCCACCGTAACGGCTATACGCATGATTGTTCGGTGAAGAACATCTGTTTTTCATATCAGCCCAGATTTGATAAAGCCGATGGTATTTGCCTTTCTTTGAATCACCGTGAGTGATAAAGCACCCGCACGAATGAGAGTGACCGTTCACCAAATTGTACACACGCACTTCTTTTGTCGTGCCACAATCGCACTGGCATATAGCATATTCACCACGACGGTTTTGTCTCTTAGGAGCAATATCCTATACTGTCCATTTAGAAAAGCGCTGTCCAATAATATCGCTCATCCAATCGCCTCCTCGATCATCTCTAGTTTCCTGCGTGACGAATGAATTGTGTCTTGCACTTATCGTCGCACATCGGTACAACAGTATCCTTCAAAACTATAGTTTCTCTTCGCCCCGCAAGGGGGCTTATTTTTTTACCCGTTCGGGGGCAATATCGCTTTTTCTTGATATATTATGCCAGATCGGGTATGATATATTCAACCGGCATCGCAACAGCCTTTGTCACCCGTCCTTGGCCCAACTCCAAATAAGTTCCGGGAGGTGATATAATGCTGCCGATGAATTTTCGTGTAGCGATATGGGGCATATAGCTTGGCTAGAACACATTGCCCACCGTGTTGCATCGCAAAGTTCGTGAGAACAGTCTCTGGCATGTTGCTACCAAAGTCTGTGAAACGTTACTGATGCTGTAATACGGCTCGCACTAAAACTGGCTGTGTGCCGAAGCACCGCGATGCCGGGTTGAATTAAAGTGTGGGTGTGGATTTGCACCACACAAGTCGAGATGGACGTGGGTCTGACGTCTCGGATCACTCCCACAGCTTTGCCATTGCGTCTACCTATTCCGCCACCACACTATGGAGCCAGCGATGGGATTTGAACCCATGACTCCGGGTTTACAAGACCCGCACTCTAGCCAACTGAGTTACGCTGGCAAGATACCAGATGCACAGAAACGGCACGTAAGCCACGGTCGTTCTGAATCTGGCGATTTATCAAGATACTCGGTATAGTGCTCGATATCTGTTGCTCCGATCTGTGTCAAAAATTCGATCATCTCATTCATGAACAACAACGTTCCATCACATGTGCAATATAGATGCAAACATCGGTCTTCATCAAGATAAGCGTCGTGGTGATCCAGGAACTCTGTCACAGTCATCGAGTATAACCTCCGGTTTTACTTTTGCTCGTCTCACGCCCCAGATGAGCATCTTACACAATAGTCTCGTATCAAAGAGACTGTGTCGATACCATCGTTTCGCTTGTCTATATTTATCGTTCATAGCTCGATCTCCTCAAATACACCATCTGGGCCCCACCGATAAGCATGTTCGCCACATATAACAATTATCTCGGCTGGATGATGCTTTCTATATTTGAGTTTCTGTCTATATCGATCATTCATCTGGGCCACAACTTTCTCACCAATCGGACCCAATAACGCAACGTGAGTTTCCATTGGTATTTAAAGTCTTGTTTGCCATATTTATGGCAACTTCTCTCTACCAAGCGAAAGCGATCGTTCATACAACACCATCTCCGCTTCGATGTGTCTCATGAGTTTGGAAAAGTATAACTTGCACAACGCATCGTCGTCATCGTGATAAACCCATATGACACGCGCTACTGCTCGCGCCACTTGTCTACCTCTCATGTTCGGCATCTTTCTCCTCCGGCCAGTACTTTTCTCTCCCATACTTCGTGTTGCGCAAATTTCTGTACTTGTCTCTCATCGGACATTTCGTCGACTGTCGGTTGCATCCATCACACCATAGAGCTGACTTCGACCATGCAACACATTTACGACGACGTTTCATATGGCAACCAAATCGGGGTGATCGTAGATATTGCCGACAACTTCCAGATTGCTGTCCTCAAGTGAATAACGACGCGGATACATCTTATTGTCTCGTTCGTATTTGCAAATAAAAGCACTGTCTTCAAATGATACGGGACAGTTTTTGATTTGACCGGTGTATATCCGTTTTCTTACAATGTCACCTTCATAGATAGCAACGCCATGTTTGTCGCGACAACCGGTGAATTGCCCGAGAGTAAATACGTCGCCATCCGGCAATTTCTCACCGATGGTAAAATACAGCCATTTACTATGATCTTTGCTCTTGATCCGAAAAGTCAAGTCTCTCATATTTCTCCTCCGGGTGCTTGTCTCTCATCTTATACCGTCTATTTCTCTCACACCAAGTACACGATCCGTGGTTCCGACACGTCGCATCTACCGCTTTCGCTTTGCTGTACGGTCGTCTCTTTTCTTTGCCATGTCGAATTGTTTTGTCCAAACTCACGCAATACCCACCGACATTCGCCGTTCTTTGTCCCAGGCGTACGTCTCGATCAGGATGTCCGGACCGCCATGTCTGTCGAGATCACACCACACACACACAATGCAATCGGGGAGATCGTCATACCCGTTACAAACCCACGCAACGGTCGCATCGTACAACTCGCCGATGATCTGGATACTCGGTTCAGAGCCATACATCTCTTTGAAATAGTCCATCAAGAACTGCTTCACGTCTTCGTTTTTATCGATAAACCCGCGATACTTGGTACGCCACTCTTCTTTGGTTATCGTAATACTTTTCTTCATTCTGCCACCCTCTCAAACAACACGGAATTAAACCAGTATCTCAGCCCCTGGACTTTGATGTGACTCTCGTTTTTGCCAATCTGGATTGTGTCGACCACATATGTATTGCCACGTGCCAGATACTTTTCAGCCATTATCTGTGCAGATTTGGTACCATTCGTCGGAAACACGTACCGGATCTTGTCGTTGCGTCTGGAAAACAGAGCATTGTGCAATTCGCCAGCGCATTCAGCGCAACGCCATTTGTCGCTCGGCATGAACTCAATTTCGACACCGTCCAGTTCTCGTCCGCAAACAGAGCAATTCAGCATAACCCATCCTCCAATTATCTTTGAAAAGTGTTGAAATTACGTATGGAAAAGTGTTGAAAAGTGCAAAAACTCGTACGAAAAAATGTACCGGATGCCACCTTTGCTGACGCCGTCCGGTGCGGCGGACACATCATCTATCATTGCCACAGCAAGGTCGACTCGTCGAGATATATCGTTTCACCCGATCGGTGCAATGCTGTGGACCCGCTTCTGGATTGTGTCGAGTCCATGTCACGAGGTTTATTCCATCAGACATCTCGTCTCGTCTTCTACGACCATGTTCTCCCACTTCTTGTACACGTCCAGGTACGTCTCTCGCTTATCGCCATTGTGCGTCACTTCATAATAGATGCCGTCACGGACATTGGTCGACACGAGCGCTTTCCAATTTTGCAATGTCTTACAGAACCAGACGATGAAGATGTCACTCATCTCCAGCGGCGGATCGGTCACGTCACGGTGATTATTGAAATAGTTGTGAACAACGCGCTTGGCCATGTTTAGCATTTGCTCATCTGTCATGTTGTTCTCCTTTACCCAACGGGATACACAATAGCTCCGCTCCAATTCGACCATGCCCAACCAGACTATATTGCAACGACGGTTTGATGTGGATGACATCTGTCCGCAGCGCAGTGCATGTATTCGGGAATATTTTCACACTGCATCCACCAGCCAGCACGTAGAACACGATGTCCACGTTATGATAGACAGGTGTCTCTTCATACGGCGCAAGTCGCAAAAAGTACGGCGACCGCGCTCCCGCATCTGGAGCGATGTCAGCAATTTGCCCGTCGAATTGGAACTCTTCTTTTGAAAATACAAACTGTTCTTTCATCGGCTCCTTGAAGAAGTCGACCATGGAAACCTGCAATGCCGACAGTATACGCGAGAGTGTGTCGACCGTAGGACTGACGACGCCGCGTTCGATCATCGAAATGAACTCACGCGAGACACCGCATTGTGTTGCCAACTCGTCCATAGTTAACCCACGCGCCAGTCGCATTGCTCTCATCTTTTCACCGATCATGTCACTCGTCACCAAACGGATGGTTGTGCGCAAACTCACCGGGAGCCACTTCAGCCACGTACTTCTCGATGAACTCGATCATCTCATCTTCTTCGGGGAAGAACGGGTCTCTGCCAGCATGAGCCATTTCGCCGAGGCAATTCATCATCAGCTGACCGAAACGCCAGTCGGGGACTCTGCTCCATGCAGCGGCAAGCCGGTTACAAAACTTATAGATTCTTTTTTCGTCTCGCATATTTACCTCCGCGAATTACATCTACGACCAGAATAGCGCCAAGAACGACGATCAATAAGAACAGTACCGGCAACACATACTGGATGAAGAAGTCGATCCACCAGACCAGATCCATTTTAAATATCAAAGCCATAGTCGACCTCCGTTAAGCACTTCTTGCAGATAAACTCGTTTGTGTCGATCACTTCATACCCCAAGCTCTCATACTCGCCACAGACACTGCACTGTCTCACCTTGACAACGTCGGCGCTGTGGCAATATGGACAACCGTCCCACGACGGTGGATCGGCATCCGGCTCAAGCTGCCATCGTATAAATACTTGCGGTCGTACAGATATTGCACCACAATTAAGACACCGGATCATCGGGCTCCTCCATCGGGTCGATCAGATCGAGGACATCAGCGTCCCGCGTGATACGCCAGCCAGTGCCGTGTTCCACCCATCTCTGAGCGACGAAATTGCCAAAGTCTTCTAACCCCAGCCGGCGTCGCAACATATTTGCTACGACCGACGGCAGATGATATGCCGAACTGCTGGCAAGATCAGTAGCC